ATAAAAGTCTGCTTGTTGCGTGCATACCAGTAAGTCTTTGGTTTGTAGTATTGTATCCCTTACCTTGCTCTTTCTTAACTTTTTCCATTATATCAATAACTCTTTTTTCAGATATTGGACTATTAACAATTAATCCATTTTCATCTACATTAATGTTATTGTATTCTTCATCAGTTAAAAAGCTTAAAAAAGTAGCTCCTTGTATATATTTTTCAGACTGCTCCATCGGTAACATTATTAAGTCTGCTATTTGGTCAAATGGAGTCTTTTCCTGCATTGAATAAAAGTTTTCATACATAGACATATCAAACGACACATAGTTTCTTATAAGGGCTGCGTTCTTTTTAAAGTTTTTAGGATTTAAAAATCTTGATTCACCTTTTATAAACTGCTTCATGCCAGTAGCTCTCATAGCTTGATACTTTCCAATAGCTATATTTCCTAAAGGTATTCCTATATTCCAAGGGCCTAAGACTTTAAGTGTAGTAAATAATACAAAAGCATCAGCAGCCTTACCTAATTTAGATGTTTTCTTTTTAGGGCCTTGTTTAGCTAAATACTCTTTGTATATAGTCTGAACCCACTCTTTAAGATTTGGGTTGTCTTCGTTATATTCTAAAACACCATCAATCATAAATCCTAAGTTCTTAAATCCTATAAAGCCATTAGAGCCATAATTAAACATCTGTGTTCTTAATGTCTTTAACGCTATAGACTCTAAGTCATAAGACGCAAACTCTTTCATGTTTACAGACTCTTGAGCTATATAACCACTTGTTTCATCTGTCTCTAGCAGTAAGTTAATTGCTACTCTGTCGTACTCAATAGCAGTACCATCTTCATCTACTCCAGACTTTAAAAGTTCTTCTGCTCTTTTCTTTATTTCAGAAAAATCTTTTAAGTTTTTAAACTTAGACTTAGACACGTTTTTATTTGCATACAACTCTTTCCACTCTAAAAATGTTCTTTGTACTTGCTGTCCAGAAATAGGGTCAGTAGAATAAACAGGAACACTATTTAAGTGATTCTCCATGCCTTCGCTAGTTAAATACATACCATAAAGCCCTTGTCTCATAAATGCTTCGTTAGAGTTAATTGTATGATAAGGTATAGAACCAGTGTATTCTTCATTACCACTAACTGTTTGCATTATTCTACCAAACTCTGTGTGAAAAGCTTTTTCGTTTTTGCTAAGAGTAGTAGTGTCTTTTTTCAAAACTATGTATTCAGAACCATCTTTATCGGTTCTCATTTCGTAAACGTTTTTGTAAATCTCTTTATTTAAATCTCCTTTAAACCAAAGCTTTACATATTCTACAGCTCCTACTTTTTTATAAAAGTCTGCTTTCAAGCTTTTAGCAATTACCTTAATTGGTCTAGCTTGTTTAGAGTATTCTTGTGTAAACTTAAAGTACTGCTCTTCAACAGTTCTGGTCATAGCCTGAACGTCTGGGTTGTTTGTGTCTACGTCATTAGACATTAGCCACTTTTTAAAGAAAGATACATCGCCTTCGTTAGCTCCTGCATATCCTTCAGGATTTAAAGCCATTTGTTCGTCTCTTGCTTTTTGTGCAATAAGAATAGATATTTCTTTTGTTATAGCGTTCTTTCCTACTTTTTCTAAAGAATCGTCTGTAGAAATAGCTACAGCAGTACCCATAAGCTCTTCTTTAGTAAACTTAGACATATTAGCAAGAGAAAATTCATTTGCGTTATCAAGCAAAGAGTCTATAAACTTTTTAGAGTTTTTAAGTTTTCTAAATTCTTTCTCTACTTCTTGAGAAATAGTGTCGTTTTTCATTAAAGACTTTTTCAAACCTCTAGCTTCAAAGTATTCTTCTAAAGTCATGTCTTGATTAAAGCTTCTTAACGCAGAATCGTTAATTACTTTCCTAAGTTTCTTTCTACTACCATTCTTTATGTTTAAAGTTCTGTTTATATTTTCTGCATTAACTAGTTTAGTTTTTTTTTCATTAAAAGGTGTTGGTGTAGTTTCTACTGTGCCTGCTTTTTTAATCCACTGAGAAGGATTGTTATTATCAACAATAGACTTTAAATCAATATAGTGCAACTCCTTGTTAAACATTATTGGAGCAATATCAATACCTCCTTCTATAATAGACTTAACTTTTTCAATATCAAAAACTAAATTATCTCCTTGTCTTGTAAATAACATATCAACAATGTTTTTATTGCTTGATGTTAATTTTTGATACGGTATGTTTGCAAGTTTAAAAACTCCGTTAGATTCAGTAAATTTTAAAAAGTCTATATTTGTTTGTATAGCTTCTTTTATTTCAGGAGATAAAACATCATTTCCAAAGTATACATTAGGAACAGAATAAATATTGCTTCTAGCTGAACTAAGAACATCTGCCCTGCTAAGCGAAAGTCCTTTATTTATTTTTTCAGCAGTTAAGCTTTCGTTAATTTTATTAACTATAGACGTAGGCATAACAGACAATAATGAGTTATCATTAATAAGTCTACCTTTTTTTCCTGTTTTGCTTGGCTGGTTATATTTATAAACAAGTAAAGCTTCTGCAAAACTCATTCCCATTATTTCTATATCCTTAGACTCAATCTCAAATTGACTTCTAATGTTGTTTAGTATTTCAGGAGACGTAGCTCTTGAAACGTATCCAGGTATAACATAAATACTATCTTCTAAAGTTTTTAACATAGAAGGAATAAGGGCATCTACAGACATATTGCCTATAGCAGACTGTATTTCTTTTCTAATGTTTTCTAGTTCGCTTTGACTAATGTCTGTTTTGAGTATGTCTAATAAAGCTTTATCGTAAGCAGACTCTATAATTTCGTTAGAAATACTTTTAGACTTATAACCTTTATCAAACTTAAACACTTTAGATAAAGACTCAGAAAGATTAACAAATTTGTCATTTGATATAGCTGTGTTTTCTTTTAATGCTCTTTTAAGATTGTTTAGAGCATTCTCTCTATTTTTTATAATAGGGTCGTTTATAAGAGCATCTGTAAAGTTTATAATAAGAGGGTTTTCTTTAGTATTTTTCCAGTTATTAATCCTAGTTTCAATTTCTAAACTGCTTTGTGGATTTGTGTTGTACACATTTAATATATCACTCATTGCAGATAAGTCAGACTTAACAGCTTTTAAAACTTTAATTATTGCGTAAGAGTCAGAATCGGTAGATGGCTTTTTAGAAATTCTAATTCCTAATTTAAAGTTTTCAAGTTTTCTGTACTTAGGATATGTAGTAGTATTAAATTCAGTTTTTAACTCTTCTACTCTTTTTGTATTATTAATGTCGTTTACAAAACCTCTAACATCTTTTATTCCATTATTGCTTATTTCTAGCCAAGCCATAAACTCAGGAGAGTAATAATCTAAGCTAGGGTCTATACCTTTTAATATTCTGCTTTGATTAGTGTATTTGTAAACAGAAAGCATTTCTGGACTATTTATATAACTTAAAGCACTTGTAGCGTCAAAACCCATTCTCGACAACAACACTAAGTCTTTTATTACCACAGTATTTAATCCTAAACTAAAGGCTTTTAATTTAGAAGGGTTATCTAAAACAAGCTGTACAAGCTCAGATATAAACTGTACTTCTTTGCCGTTTTTAGAGTCTTTAAATTTATTTAAAATTTTACCTTCTATTTCTATGTTTGCGTTTATTTCTTGATTATAAAAAGACAAATAGTTTGTGTCTCTAAATGCAATAATAAGCTCTCCTAATACATTTCTTATTTCTAAGTTGTTTTGTAAAGAGTATTTGTCAAATTGCATTGTGAGCATATCTTTTTGTTCTTCAGGAACTTTTACTCCAGATTTTTCTAAAGCACTTATGTAGTCATCAGCTTTTTCTGCAACGTTTTCTAACGACAACCCAGTAACATCAGTCATTGCAGGATTGGAAATAAATCTTGTAGATTTAAAAATATAATTATTGTAAGCTTTTTCAGCTTCAGTTAATTCTTTTTTATTAATTCTACCGTCAATAAACAATGAGTCACCATCTTTATCTGAGCCTTTAATTGCAGAGTTGCCTTCTGGTATAGCAACAACCTGTCCAGCATCGCCATCAAAAAAGTCTTTAATTACATATACCTGAGACATAGAAAGTTTATCTGCTGGTATACGGGTAGCAGTAACAATATCTCCAACGCCAAACTTTTTTGACATAGATTCTGGTAAAACAATTTCAGAAACAATAGAGTCAGGATTTAAGCTACCTTTAATATATTTAATTTCAGAAGCTCTTACTCTTGATTTTAATTTAAATCCATAAGGAGATGTTTCAAAAGCTATACCACCTGGCCCTCTAAGCTTAGTTGCTCCTGATATAACATTTTTAGAAAGAACCTCTTGTAGTTTTAGTTGTATTCCAGGTAGATTTATTAATCCACTGCTTACAAGATAAGACATTGGACTACCAGCCCAGCTTGGGTCAATCATGTCTTTAATGTCTTGAGGCAAATTGTCTATTTGCTCATTGCTATAAAGGTCTACGGCTTTAGCATATGTAGCTAATAAGTCTATTACTTCAGACTTTAAAGCATCAGTAGGTACTGACTGTAGGTAATTACTAAGTAACTGTATAGGTGTCGTAGAAGAAGTTTCATTTCTTTTAGATTCTAATATATTTTGTACACCAAACTTAGAAGCATCAAAACCTATGTACCTTAATCCTTCCTCGTTGCTTTTAGCAAACAAACCGTCTCTTTGCTCATTAAGTTCAGTTAAAGATGTACGCTCTGAAATACCACCACCAAATTTATCATTTTTAATTAATAGTTTAATTTTTGCTTGTGTTGCATTTATGCTGTTGCTACTTAAATTACTAAAAGTAGAAAGTATTTCGTCTTCTGTAATTTTTATTTCTTTTACATCTAAAGGAGTAAGAAATTTGTTTTCTGTATCAGATTTAACAGCAGACTTTGGCATAGTAACTATTGAAACATTAGCTCCAAACTTATTAAGCAAGTGTTCTTTTCTGTTTTTCATAATAGCCCTAAGCTTTGCAAGCCCAACATAACCATTTTCAATAGACATTGCTACATACTTATCACTAAGAACAACAGTGTTGTGTTTTAAATATGTATCTCCAGTATCGTATTTTTTACCTTTTTCTTCATAAGATAAACTATCAACTCTTGTGTCTCTACCAGAGTGTACTGTTTTATATACAGAGCCATATTCGTTACCAAGACCAGCGTTTTTATTTAAAAGTCTTGCGTCTTCAGGAAGCATTAAAGACTGTGCGTCATCCACTTGTTTGTATTCTGCTTTTTGAGCAGCAGTAAAGTCGCCAGACTCTAAGTCCTCATCTGTAAGATATTCAAGTCCTTCTTCAGCGTTAGGATTGTAATACAAGTCAGGAGTTATGATATATTCTATATGCTCAAACACAGGTCTACGTCTAGCTATTGCCATAGCAGAACGCTTAGTATAGTCTACTGCATTCTTTCTATCACTATGTTTAGCTACTAAAGTTTTTTGAGCAGAGTATTTGTTTAGTGCTGTAGACACAACTAAATCCTCCAGTAATGAATTAGGAACTTTACCATCAGTAGATTTTATAACTCCGTTTTGAATTAAGTTGGTAATTATATAAGGATTGTCTTTAATATAATTTTCTAAAAACTTAACTTGTTTTGCAAGTTCTTTTTTGTTAACAATGCTATCGAAAGTATTATTTTTATTTGAGATTTGAAATAAATTAGAAACTTTGTCTCCTTTAGAATATCTTGCACCTTCTATTTCTTTAGCTAAATCTTCTACAAAATTGTTTTTAGTAGTTCTTAGGTTTTTATATTTAGGAACAGTAACATTATATCTTCTAGACTTTTCACTAAATACCATTATAGGCATTTGATATGACTCCTCGTCTACAGTAAGCATTCTTAAAATGTCACTCATTAATATTTCGTCAGGAGAAAGGTTTACATAACTATCACCTTTTATCATTCCATCAATATCTGTTACCCTTACTCCAGATGAAGCAGATATTTTAGGACTTATTCCCAGTTTGTTTATTAAATAATCAAATACAGAACCATTAGAAACCTCTTTAATTATTTCATTTGTAGGTGTAGTTTGGTCATTAAGGTATTGCTTCATAGACTTAAAGCCCTCATACAAAGAAGATGTTTTGTTTAAAAGACTTGTTCCAGTTTCAAGTCTAGCCATATCAACCATCGTAATTTGGTTAAGGTCTCTTGAAAGCATTGTTATTTCAGTTGCTATGCTTTTTAATAACTCAGAATCTATTTTACCGTTAGACTTAATAATATCATTTACTACGTCTACAGCCTTAAGAGTTTTACCTTTGTGCATAAAAGTAAAAGACTCTTGTATTGCAAATTGGTCTAAGTATGCTTGTGCAGATTTAGATTTAAACTTAATATCACCTATAGCCTCTATTAATTCAAGCATATTAACTCTTTTAGAGTCTTTTAAGAGGTTAAGTCTATCTAAGCTTACATTGGTTTCATTGTCTGTAATAAGGTCTTCAATTACAAATTGTTCAAACTCAGCTATACTAGGCTCTATAAAATAATCAGAGTCTTGTTCTGTGTAAAATAAAATATCTCTGGACTCAACAACATTAGAAGATTGTTCGTGATGTATTCCTCTTGCTATAGCATTCAAGTACTGATTAGAGCCAGCAACACTTCCGTACTTATCTTTATATAGGTCTAAAGTAAATTGTTTAAATGCTTTTAATAAAGGTGTTTTAGGATTAATTATAGAGTCCATAAAGTCTGCTATAAATACATTTTCTCCTTTAGGAACTAAAGCTTTTCTAAACTCTTTTCTAATATTTCTTCTGATAGCTCCTTCGTTGTAAAGATTTAACTCTCCTTCTAGCTTTCCGCTTTCTAATAAAAACTTACCTCTTTCGCTATTTAAGTAAAGAACAAAAGCGTCTATAAATTTAGATGTAGAAGACCTTTCGTTCTGTATTGCGACATTGTCATTAGAGTCTTTTGTCATCACAAAGTCATCTAACTCTTCTTCAAACAAGAAAGGTATTCTTTCGGCATTTTTGTCTAATACTCCAGCAAACTCTAAAGCTTGTGTAATTTCATTATTACCTAAAGTACCTTCTGCTATAAGCTCACTTAGTACTGAGCCAGATATGTCGTCTATACTTGCTTCGTCATATTGATAATTTTTGTTTTTATTTATAAGTCCAGAGGTAGCGGATTCTTGTTTATTAATAACATTTAAAAATATACGCGCTTCTTTTTGTAAAACCTCTTTTATTTGTTCTTGCGACAATTCTTTACCAGACAGCTCTTCTATAGAAGACATAATCATAGATTCATACGCTCCTCTATTGTTTATAAGAATAGCTTTAACAAGCTCTGAGTTCTCATAATGTGCTTGAGCTATATCATTTAATGATTTGTTTGGCTTTTTTCTCATAACCCTAGAACTTCTTTTAGGCTTATGTATTTTACTTCTTCTGTCAGCGTCTCTTCTTATAATATCTAAAGCTTCTTCTAGCGTGTCTGCTCTATTAGCAGGAGAGTCCATTGTTTTTATAATTTCAAACTTTTGTTCGTCTGTAGTTTTGGAAGGAACTTTAATTTTTTCTGCAACAATATTAACCTTTCTTTTAAGTCTTTGCTCAGTCTTAACGTCTTTAGCTATTATGTCTGCAAGAGTAATGCTGTCTTTTTCTAGGTAATGAGCAAAAGCTTCTTCTATAAGTAATTCTTGATTTTCTGGTTTAGCAATAGATATAGAGTCCATGCCCTTTATCTTGCTAAGTAAAGAGTTTATTTCATTAGTAAATATTCTGCCTGTGTTTAAACTTTCTACAATACTTTTCATGTCACCCTCTATAGTAGAATTGTGGTCTAACATATTTTTATATATGTTAGGATTTATTATTATTTCTTCAATAGTTTGTGGGCCTAGTTCTGTGTCAAATAAAATTAACTCAGGATAAGTCTGCGTTATATTTTTAATTATTTTACCATCTTCAAGAATTAGTCTTTTAATATCTTGCATTAAAGGAGTGTCCTGAAACAAAGGGTAAAGTACGTGTCCAAACTCATGCTTAACTATATTAGCAAAGTCTGGTCTGTTAGAAGCATATATAGTTGCGTTTACTACAGCAGAAGTACCTGCTTCACCAAACATTTGAGACATCTCAGCTAAAGTAATAATAGCAGAGTTTGGATAGTTAGCGTCTTTTAAAGCATAAACGTAATGTAATGAGTTTTGTTTTTTAGCTTCGTCAAATTTAGCTATAGCTTCTTTTACTTTTTTATTTCTTTCTTTTCTAAACTTTCTTCTTTCTAATATTCCTAAAGGATTATACCAGCTAAATTTATATTTATCTTTAGCTTTTTTAGCATCTTTTTTAGCCTTTCTTACAGACTCTTTTTTACCTATAGGCTTTGACGGCTCTCCTTGTACTTTTCTGAGTTTAGACTCTTTAACTTCAGCCAAAGCTTTTTGAAGTATTTTTATTCTTTCTTCATCAGTTTCTTTATCTATTTCAACTTGAATTTCAGCAATTTCTTTATCAAACTCTTCGTTAATTTTAGATTTTAAAGGATTATCTTTTTCAGAGTTTTCTGTAACTTCTTCAAACTCTATATCTTCTATAACATCAGAAGAAACATCATCTTTAACTTTAGGAGTATCAGACTCTTTTTTAGAAACAACTTCTGCTTCAGGCTCTTTTTTAGTAAAAGCTTCTTTAACAGATTCAGCTCCTTCTTTAACAGTATCTACAACTTTTCCAACAACTTCTGTTGTTTTTTCTTTTGCTTTTTGAAAAGTAGACTTTTTAGTAGGCTCAGACTCTTCAGCAGCTTTAGCTTTATTTTCTACAAAAGTTTTGTGCTTTGCGTTAACAGATTTTTCTATTGCATCAAATTTAGCTGCAAACTCTTCTTGACTTGCTGTTCCGTCTATTCCGTTTTCAGTAAATGCTTCAGAGATTATTTTATCTAATTGTTCGTTTGTGAACATATCAGTATCAATATCACTGCCTTTGTAACTTGTTCTAAACAACTGAACCATTGTGTTAAACACATTTTCTTTAGGCATATCAAAAATATCTTCACCTAACGTAGGCTCTTGCCCTTCTGGTGCTTGTTCAGCTTGTTGTGCCTGCTCCTCTTGTTTTCTTTTTGTATAGTCTGCTTTTGCTTTATTTACACCATCAAAAACTCCTTCTGAAAATTCTTTTACTCCTTTACCAAACTTACCTATTTGACTTGTAGCAGACTTAACAGCATCTTTAATACCCTCTACGCTTGCCGCTTTTCTTACTTTAGATTTAGTAATTAAACCAGTAGTATAGGTGTTTATTTCTTCTTGTATTTCGCTATTAGCTTTGTTAACATTATTTTGTAATGTATTAAAGTCTGCGTCTAGCTCTGCTATACGTTCGTTAAGATTGCTTACAGCTTGTTTTTTAGCAGAATCACTTAAGTTGCTGCTTTCTATATCTTTAAGTTGATTTGTTAAATCAGCTTTTTGTTCGTTGTATATTGTAGACTGCTCACTAAATTCAGCAGCGTTTTTAGAAATACCAGTTTGCATTCTAAATAATCTTGACTTTTCATTAGCGGTAATATTTTTCATACCACTACCTACTTTTTCGTAAGTCTTTTTTTGCTCATTCATAAAAGCAACAAGCTCAGTTTGTAGTTTTGCGTCTACAGCGCCACCCTCTTTACTTGCTTCTCCGTTTATCCATGCTAATAAGTTGTCATCGTTTTGGTCAGCTACAGACTGAGAAACCATGTCATACATTGCAGATGTTTTGTCGTATGTGTTGTCTGCATTATTGGCTCTATCCATTATAGAGCTTATAGCGTCTATCTTTTTGTCGTTTTCAAAACTTCTGTCCGCTACGTCATTAATTAAGTTTGTGTATCCACCTACAGTAGAGCCAGCCATACCAGATATAAGCGATATAGCTTTTGTTTTTCTTGCTTCATCAGATGAATAAAAGTCCCAGTAAGTAGGTGTTTTTTCTTCTTCACCTCTAGCTTCGTTAAAAGCTTTCTTCTCAATCCACTCTTGATAAGTTTCCTGAAACATTTCTTCAATACCTTCTGGAGCTAACATACCAGCAGCTTTTACACCTCTAGTTCCTTTAAGAAGTCCAGCTCCAAGTCCAGCTAACGCTCCTGTCTTCATAGCGTCACCCATTCCTTCTTCTCCTAACGTAGCAGCTCCTCCAATAGCAGCACCAGCAGCAGAACCTGCACTTGCATTAACTAATATATTTGCAGCTCTTTTACCAAATCCGTTTTTTATTTGCCCTAGCTTTTGTGTTGCTTTACCTAGTATAACTTTAGAACCACCTCCGAATGTAAATCCCCAAGACAATGCGTCTACAGCCATCCACTTAGAGTTGTCTATAAATATATCAGCAGCTATTTGCCCAGCTAACTTTCTTCCTTCTTCATCGCTTCCAAACTCTTCTAAAGCTCTATCATAAGCCATACCAGCAACAATACCACCATCAACTAAGTTCATTCCTGCACCACCTCCAATACCAGCTACAAGCTTTCCTTTTGTACTTAATCCTACAGCACCTTCTGACCTTGTAAATAATTTACCAATACCTTTTCCGCCTATCTGTCCAATAGTTCTTCCAGCTGGGTCTACAACCTTAGAAGATAATGCGCCAGCTTTTGCTAATCTTGCTCCACCTTTTGCAATAGACTTAGTTGCCATTTTAGTCATAAGAGTTCCCGCTCCTTTAACTAGTCCTGCACCCCCCGCCATCATTGATAATAAGTTGGGGACTTGTCTTGCAAAGTCTGTTGTCCAAAAGTCTGATGTCCCCAAGTCTGACCACTTGAAGTCTTCTGACCCTGGCTTTTGATATGTTACAGCATAGTCTTGTAATTCTTGAGATGTATTTTCTTTAACCCAGTCAAAAAAGTTTTTGCTAAAGTCTAATCCAACAGCTCTTTCTGCTGCACCAAGAGGTGTTCCAAAATTATAAACTAATTGAGTTAAGTCTACAACTTGTTCTATAACGTCTCCAGTACCAGCAACTAAACTTTTTCCAAGCTTTGTGCCTCCACTCATTAAAATATCTTCCTGAGTATTTCCTACACGCTGTCCTTGTTCGTCAAAGTTAGAGCCACCTTTATATTGCTGAAAAGCATCATACCCTCCTTCACTCTTTTTTGTTGTAGCATCAACTTGTTCTTTCAATAGTTGATTCTGCAAGTTAGCAGAAGGTGAGTCTGGCTGTTGCGGAGCTTGTGGTTTTTGATTTCTTGAATTAAAAAAACTACCAGCGTCAGAAAATTTTCCCATCTTAATATTGTGAATTTGCGTTTAGTTGATTCCAGTCGTTTTGTAACTGTTGGAACTCATTTATTTCTTGTTGCGAATTTAAGCTATTTTTTACAAAACTATTAAACTCTGATATGTTGTTTGTTAATAAAGCTTTACCCACTTCACTATTTTTGTCTGATAACGCTTGGTCTATTAAGTCTATTCTACTAAACAAATCTGATGTGCTAGACGACTGAGCCATTAAACTAGAAAGTAACGGAGTAAACATAGAGTTTTGAACGCCATGTCTTTTAAATACAGGTAAAAGCGTGTTAGCTGCTTCTGATTGAGTTTGTTCAACAAAAACGTCATTACCATCAAAATGATTAGTAGAGATGTTTAGAATGCTTTGTTCTTTATTTTTTCTCTTATTATCTTTATGAGCTGTTTGATTTTTTCTATCACTAGCTTCATTAGAAATAATTTTAAAATCAGCTTCTTTAGATATTTCAGAAGCTAAACTTTGAGACATTTGTATTTCTTTATAATAATAATCGTCTCTAATAGGGTCATCTTCTCTCAACTGAGCAACCATAACCATAGAAGGCTTTGCTCCGCTAGCCTCGTAATTTTTTCTTAACTCTTCATTTTTTTCAGGGTCGTCTGTCATTACAGCTAACTGCTCTTTACCGTCTATTATGTATTTGTAAGCATAATGATAGCCTGTTACTTCTAAATCATAAGTTTCGCTTTCTCCGCCTAAAGTTTCTCCATACCATTGAGTGTCTTCTATTTGAGAACCATCAGACTGTTTAAATAATCCTTTGGCTTCTACATTTTTTAGCATTTTGCTATCCGAACCAAATACACTTTTAGTAATTTTATCTGAATAGTTTTCATAAACTGTACCAGAACCAACTACGCTTACACCATTTTTAGTTTCAGGTTTTGCTTTTTTAGTATAACCATGTCTACCAAGCTCACTATCAACAACTGAAAATATATTTTCTGAAGCATTTGCGTCAAACGGATTAGTATCATTAAGATTTACTTTTTGTAAAGTTTGAGCTGATTGAAGTATTTCTCCTCCCACAGTTCTATCATCTTCTTTTGTACCCATTAATCCTGGTTGATTTTTTAGGTATTTAAGACTAACGTATTGTTCTAGGTTGGCTTGTGTTACTTGAGAGCGGTCTGTAATTCCATACTCCCTCATATAATTAGAAATAATTATTTGTTGATTTTTTCCTTCGCCTCCTGCTAATACATCAGAAGGTAAAACTTCTCTACCTGAACTTACTGCACTTTGATAGTTTTCTATATCTTGTATTTGTCCAGAAAATTTAAAAGAATTAGTTGTTCCATCTATATAACTTTCTAAAGCTTTTGTATCTCTATCCATAACTAAGTGAGCTTTATCACTATTAGTTAATTCATAGTACTTAGCAATTTCTGCTTCGTTAGTTTTTATTTCACCAATTTTAGTTTCATAATCTCCTATAGCCGAAGTCCACTTGTCGTTACCTTCAGCAGTCATGTATCTCATTACATTACCTCCATACTTAGCTACACCAGCTTTCATTTCGTCAATAACATTATCCATGTTAGTAACTAAATTTTGTGCGTCAGCTTTTCTAGTAGTTACACTAGCAGCTATTTTTTGTGCTGCCTGTCTGTTCTGAGCTAAAGTCTGAGACAGTTGATACTGCTGTTGTTGTTTTTTTTGAGATATTTGATATTGCGTTTGTGCAATATTTAATTCTCTTGCTTTAGCAGCTTTTCTGTCTGAAGAAAAAACACCTAATAAAGCTGCTGATGTACCTTTATTTATTTCCATTATTGTTCTGTTTCTGTATCGTTTGTATTGTTTTCACCGAACAAGTTAGGTAAAAGCCTTGAGGCAAACTTACCTAGAAGTCCAGAAGAATATTTCTCTTTTACATCATAACCTGCGCTAGCATCATTTATCATAACTTGTGTAAGTTGATTTTGCATTGCGTCTGCTTTTGCATTATTAACATTGTCCATAGCATACTTAAAAGCTGATGCAGCTAATTGTTGATTTGTGCTATACCGATTGTTAATTTCCTGCATTTTCTCATTCCTCATCTGTTGAGCGTTATTAATGTCAAACTTTTCTTTAAACATTAACGTTCTGTTAAACTGCTCTTTGTTGGCTTGCATTGCAGCATCGTCTTTTGCAGCAAAGTCTAATAACGCAGCTTGTCTTTGCGAGTCTAACACTCCACTCATAGCTAACAACTTAGCTCTGTCTCCAGCAGTTCCTCTTACAGCGTTTTCTATACCTAAAGCATAAGAGTCGCTAATTTGTTTTCTAGCAGCAGCTTCTTGGTCAGGACTAAAACCTCTTTTTGATAACTGCTCTTGCTGATATAACTCTGCGTTAAAAGCATCAGACAGCTCAGGCATATCTATTTCAGCTTTAGGCTCGTTAGCAGCTTTTAATGCTTTAGCTCCTACTAATGCAGAAGCAACAGTACCTATACCTCCTATACTGTCTAACAGTCCTTTTTGAACAGTCATTTCAGGAAGTCCTCCTCCTCCTTCTGTATTAGCTAAATCGTCTGCATCACCATCTATGTTTCCAACGACTGGGTCTGTCCCATCTATTACAACTTCGTCTAACTCATTAGCTTTAACTATTTTTTCTTCTCCATCATCAGTATATTCTATTTTAGGAGATATAATTGCAGACTCACCTTCTTTAGCTATTTCTTTGCTATTGTAGTTTAAAATTAAATCTTTATCTTCAATAACTACATTTTGCACGTCTTCAATAGTGTTTCCAAACGGGCCTTCCGTTCTAACATTATTAGTGCCAGCAGATAAATCAATAGCAACTTTGTCTATTTTTGCTTTAATAGAATTAATATCTTCTAAAGAAAAGTTGTCTGGATTTTTTTGCATTTCAGCAAGTTGCTTTCTTAAATCTTTTTCTTGCTGTACTAGCTTGTTTAAGTTTTTACTTGCATCTCTTTGTTTTATGCTATTATTTATATTATTTAATTCTTGTTTAGCTTTTTCGTAGGCAACTTTGTCTTTAGGGTCTTTAGTCTTTTCGTATCTTAATTTTAACTTAGCAATATTAGAATTAGCTGCATTAATTTTTTTAATGTCTTCTGCTTTTTGTTTTTCGTTTTCTTTTATTTTTAGTGCTTTCGCTTTATTAATATTTTTTTCGCTTTCTGCATCAGAAAGTTGCTGTAGTATTTTTACGTCAGTTTCTTTTTGTATAGGAGCAGAATCAAAAAACGAAAATCTTTTTTGAAAAGAAGTTTGTTCATTACTATCTCCAAAATACGGCCTATAATAAGTAGTGCCATCTTCTAGTTTTTCTTCTTTAAAATTAGAGCTTGCTCCTGCTGGTGTTTTTCCAAGAGGGTCTGTATACATTCCTCCAATTTGATTAACCTCTTCTTCGGTTAAACTTGTTTCTCCGCTAGCAGTATGTTCCCAAGACTTAGTTTCCGTATTGTAGTTAGAGTTAATGCTAATATACTTTTCAGTTTTATTGTCATAAACTCTGTAAGACCTTTCTAGTTTAGTTTGAGTTGTATTAGATTCAGTATCATTATTTACCTCTTCTTCATTATTTGAGTCTACTTCTTCATTGTTGTTTTGTTGTATTTGTTCATCAACAGTAAGCTCTTCATTGTTTGTAAAAAATGTATCTCTATCTATTTGTTGAAAAACACCATCTTTATCTGTATATGTTATTTTTTGTTGTCCATTTACTTCAGTTAATCTAGCGGTTGGCCCGTACTTAGCTTCTATATCTTCTATAGTAACTTCTTTAGCTGTAGTATTATTAGAGGTGTTTTTCCCTGGAGTATAGTTTGTCTCTAAGTCTAAATTATTAACTCCAGCTATTCTTGATTGTATTTTTTCTTGAGATTGGTCAGCAGGTCTTTCAAAATTTATCATAAATGACTTTGTAGAATCTGCAACAGAAGTAAAGTCTTGTTTTAAATAATTTTTTCCATCTTGTTCTTGTAGCGCAAAGTCTATTTGTCCTTTCCAGTTGGTTTCCCAGTCTTTACCAGCTGCATCAACCATATCTTTAAATCTACTTCCTTGATGTTGAAATAAGCCTCCAGCTGATGGCTTAATGTCTGCTATTAAATTCTGTTCTACTTCTTGACCAGCTTTTGTAGGATGATGTTTACTATAAACATAACCACTTCCTTTTTTATTAACTAGCTTTTCTTTGTTTTTTAATTTACCTGTTGGGTCAGGTATCATAAAATCTCCCCTTACACCAGAGTCAAATGCGCTTTCAGCTTTAATGTTAGCTATTATTCCCATAGCGTGTTCATGAGAAACACCTGGCTTATTTCTTAAGTAATTATATATTTCTTGTTCTGATGGTTTTGCCATTATGATATGTCGTAAGTATTGTTATATTTAGAAGCCATTTCCATGTAATCCTGATTGGCGTCAATCAAGTCTTGTTTTTGTTCTAACTTTCTACTCTTGTATTGAGCTTCTTCTTTTGCTTTTTGCCTCTCTCTTTTCTTTTTCTTTTTATTCTTCATGTATAGTAAAGCTCCAACACCTAAAGCTACAGGAGCTAATGGAGCTAATGCAGCTAATCCTGCACCTGCACCTGCTGCACCTGCTGCTGCACTACCTGCTGCTGCACCTGCACCTGCTGCTGCACCTGCACCTGCTGCTGCTGCACTACCTGCTGCTGCTGCACCTGCTCCTCCTGCTAACGCTGCTTTAGCACTAGCTATTATTGGCTTAACTTGATTATAAAGATTAACTCCTTGTGAAACAGTATTCATTACTTTGCTAGGGCCAGTTGTTGTAAGTTGTTGTACTGTAGTTGGAGCTTCTTGGTAAGAATTTGTAAAAGTTCCATCAGCAGCACTTTGATATTGATTAGGGCCAGTGCTTCCTTCTATGTTAGAACCAGGAGCTAGACTCATTGAATTATATGAGTTAGGTGTTGCAAGTTCCTGAACGTTAAAGAAGTCAAATTGATTTCCCGCTGGAGACATATATGGATTAGGAGCTTGCACTCCGTAGTCTGTAGAAGCGCCAGGAGCTAAAGTCATTGAGTTGTATGCGTAAGGGTCTTGTGATGAATTACCATTAACAACAGCTGATGGTGAGTTAATCATTTGCCTTATTTGCTCGTCAGTCATACCAGCAAGAGCTGGATTAGCTCTAAGTTCTGCAAACTCGTCTATACCGTCTATCATTATTTTAAAGATTGTCTAATTTTAGCTACTATCGCAAAGATACTAAATTTAGTGTTATTGTTATTTTTAAGTTTTATTTTAGCGTATGTACCTACAAGCCTTTTAGCAGCCGTTTTTCCTCTTAATGGAAAGCTAAGTACACCTTCTCTAATTGTGTGTATTAAATCAATAGCAAAATTAGTGGTTTGTTGTGCTGTTTTGTCTGTGCTAAAATCTGCTGAACTTAAAGTTACAGTCCCGTTAATATCAGTATCACCTATAACTTCAACAGTATCAAACTTTTTATTTTTTACAGCTCCATCATTTACTATAATCTCTATATCTTGTAAAACAACTGCGTTAGCATTCATTCCGTAAGCGCTTTCATTAACGTTAAATTCAGAAACTTTGTTACAAGCAATATTACCATTACCCATTGTAGGTAGTATTCTACCATGACAATACAAGTTACCTTGGTGCATAATCCACAAAGGAGGAGTTGCGCTTAGCTTGCTTTCAAAAGCATTCATGTACTCGTTGTAAGCAATAGATATTTTATTTATATTACTTCCAGTTCTATCGCTAAAAGTGAATATTACTCTTTTTTCTTTTTGGTCATAGCCAATACTTACGCCTCTAGCCTCACTAGCAAAATGCTGTTGTGAATCTTGTATTCTTGAGTATGTAGTATTAGGTTTTTTAGACTTAAAGGTAGACGTAGAAGAAATTGTGTCGTTCATAAACTTCATCACTCCTTTGTCAGAAATGCTTTCAAGTCTATCGGTAAACCTATGTATCTTCGAGTTTTTTGCATCTATAAAATACAAAGCATTATCTGTAGATAAAACCCCTTCTCTATGTATGCTTCCGTATTGTTTTGATATATAAGAGTGATTTTCAATAGTATTAGCAGAGCCAATTAAAATTCCTTCTGCTCCTCCAACTAAAGCCCTACTATTAATAAATAATTTTGCAAATCCTGAGTCTTGTAAACAGTATAAATTATCTCTAAAATTAACTATAGAGTTTATTTCACCAGCATCATTATCTAAATCGTGAAACTGCACAATAGGAAATTGTCTATAAGAATCTTCTAATTCTCCAGAGACTTTGCTTTTGCTGTATGCAACTTGAACAGGTTGGTCTAAGTCTATAGCTTTTTTTGATTCGTCTACAGATATATAACCTTTAAAGTTTGGCTCTTGACTGTAAACGGGATTATACATTAAGTCGTTTTTATTTGGTATTACATCAGGAAAAAATCCAGCTTCAGCTTTACCTGCTTGTAAATGAAATCCACTTCTCATGTCTGGATTAACTCTTGACTCTACAGGAAAAGTTATAAACTTAGCAGCAGAACCGTCTGGATGATAATGAGACATTGTTAATTGATGAGAAAAAATAGATGTAAATACATCTCCACCATGAACATTCACTTTAAAGTTTGTGTCTGGAGTATGTCCAGGAATAACTACTTTGGTAAATTCTCCAGCTTTAATGTATCGTGTGCTAAATAAAGAGTCGTTTGATACTCCACCATACATAGATTCTCTTTCAGAGCTACTTTTAACTATGTCTACAAGTAACATATAAGGATTCTTTTTGTGTCTATAAGAGTTAGGCCACAGTAAATTACCATCACCCAAAATAAGTCTATTAAGATTAGGTATTCTTGGCATACCAGCAGGAGAAACAAATATTCCTTTATTACCTTTTTGTACACTTTTTACTTTCCAATAATTGGTTGATGTTGAGTCAACTAAATAAGATTCAAAATAACTTGTGTATGTGGTCGCGTCATCATCAGGAGACCCTTCTGGAGTTAATCCCGCTGACCTTACGTTACCATAAGTCATGTTAATAAAATTCCTATTGTATTTATTAACTCTAGTAGTATCTCCTTCAAAAACCTCCTCTGCTTGGTCTAAAAGAATGCTTCTAACGAAAAGTTCATTTGCGTCACGACTACCAGTAGGATTGTAATTTGGTTGATTTTGGTCGTTTTGTATATCAAAAAAGTAACTACCAAAAGAGGTGTTATTATTATAAGCTTTGATTGCAGAGTCTCCATTTGAAAATGTTTCTTCTGCTAAAATTGAAAACTGCGTGTCTACAGTATATGTTTTTCCAAAATATTTATGCTGACCATCTGCTTCATTAACAACTTTGAATCCATAAAATCTATGTTCATAAGGAGTTGAATTTCCAAACGTATAAGCCTCTGTTGATTGAAATTGAATGTTGTCTTTAAGACTTATCGTTGATACAGTTTTTATTCTATCTGTTGATGAGAATTTGTATGGATATACACCAAAAAGACTATCTGGGCTATACACTACACCTATATTTGGTACACCCCAAAATCTATTTCTTACAGCGCTTGTGTCTGAATAGTTTTGCGAGTATGAAGAACCAAAAATAAAAGAAGTAGGCTCTTCATGATTCGATTCATTAATCTCATCATAAAATATGTGTTCTGAAACTCCAAACTTTGCCCTAAAGTCTTCTAGCTTTTCATTAACTAAAATTCTATTAGCCTCATTAGTACCACCTATATTTCCTTCTGCTTCATTTTTAAGACTGTTAGCAGTTCCTTCATCATTAAATATAAATTGCGCTCCTTCTCTAAAAAGTCCAGACTGCATTACAGACGCGTCCTGCATACTTCTTTCAGCTCTTACTACTTGAAATCCTGATATTTTATCTAAAACAGACTGAGGAAATCTAAACTCACACACTATAGCTAAATCCATAGTGTAGTGTTTAAAAGTACGCTGTGAAGCTGAGTCCGTGTCTGTAATTGGATATAAAAAATTTCTTGCGTTATTATTTGTTAAGTTATAATTAGAAACACCGTTAGTAGCAAAATTAGGTAATACAACGTGTCCAGGGACAGCTATGCCATCTACTACATCAAGTCTATAGTCTTCTGCGCAAACATTACCATTTATTTTTGGTGGAGAAGCAACAGTTGTAATTATGTCCACTGGAGTTCCTCCTTTTGTTGATTTTATAACTCCTTTTTCTAGTTGTAAATTTCTATCTCCATGTTCAGGCATTTGAACATCTCCCATCCATAATGTGTTTATTGGATTTCCTTTTTTATCATAAAACAATACACCTAGCCTATATATTTCTCCTCTTTTGTAGCCTTTTAAAGTCAGCATTTGAGGGTCTTTATTGCTAGAAGATGCGGTGCTAGAAAAAACCTTAGCGTCTACATTGCTTATGTCAACAGAAGTTATGCTGTCGTTTGTTTGTATGTATGGTGCTTCACTAGGATTAGACTTTACTTCATCGGAAACTTTAGGTATTGTTTTAAAAGAAAGCCTTACTCCAGCTCCAGAATTATAACCAGGAGACATTGCGCCTAAAACTCTTGACGTATCGCTTACTTGATTTGTTTCACTAGGATTGACAGTTTCAATAATGGTATAACTGTAGCCTCCCTCAGAACTTAATTCATCAGCAGTAATTACAATATCATTTCCATACCAAGAGTAAGTGTGAGATGTAACAAGATTAAGAGCAATGTTGTCGCTTGTTATAATATTAACCTCGTCTAGCTCTATAAATAATTTTCTAACTCCAGTGGGAACATTTGTAATTGTAAGTCCAATATTATCCCAGGAAGTCATATATCCAGTACCATTTTGATAATTAGCAAAACCTTCACCTACTTCTGCTCCATTTATAACGTGTGTGGTTGATGTGTCTTGCCAGACTCCATTAGAATTATAAAATTTATTATAATTTCCATCTCCAGTTGTATCTACTTTTATTCTCCAGTGATACTTAAATTTATCTGAACTTTCATAATGTTTTACGCTATCATTACCTCCTGCGTTTATATAATTAGCAGAAGAAGTTATGTTTATATCAGTAAAATCAACTCCAGTTGCAAAAGTTTCTTCAACAGCTGTTCCAAGCGTCCATCCGTTTGTTTTTGGCTCATACATAACATTACTAGTAGTAGGAACAGAAGAGCTTAAATTTTTAGAATAGTTAACACTAAAACTTGAAGGCAAAAATCTATAATTATTTATATCTTGATTAGCTCTTACGTAAGCGCCATTTTGTAAATACCTTGTAGGTTTTTTCTCCATTAAAGTATTATTCCACCTTTCTAAGGTAGGATTAAACTCATCAGCACTTACAAAAGCATCTCTTTTTCTTGTGTTTACAGCAAATAAAATATTATCTTTAATTGCTAAGTCTTTTGCTATATCAAAAGTGTTTTTAGGCTCAAGTATTTCGTTAATAGAAACTTCATTATCACTTTCATTTCTACTATGGGTAAATGTTAAAGAGCTAGAGCCATCTGTAATCCTGTCAGAAACAAGATACACTTTTTGTGTGCCATTAAGTTGTTCGTAAAAAATAGCAAAAAGTTTTACTCTTTCAAAACTTGAATCTACATTGTCAAGCTTTAAAGTAAAACCCATCGCAGAGTCTACTCCTTGAGGAGAACCCATAAAGTTTTTATAAGAGCCTGTGTTAGCCGTGGTATGATAAAGTCCAGACAAAGGTAAGGCTGCTGTTTCTGCACCATCTTGAGTTACGTACTTTGCGCAATACTGATAAGTACCAACCCTTAAAGAGCCTCCTATAACGCCTGATAAATATGGGCTTTGTGGTCTCACAGAAGGCAACAGTTCTAAATTATTTACAGGTAACTGATTAATTGTTATTGGATAGCTTTCTAAATCATATACCAGAAGCTCTAGGTTCATAGACCTTACTGGGTTTATATTGTCAGTCCAGTAAATTCTTCTTGTTGATTTATTTTCATAAGAACCTACAACTTTTACTGGCTGTGTTTCTGTCATATTTAAAGCAGCAGAATACAAGTGGGTTGCAGCACCGTTTGAATCAGTTTCACTAGAAAAAGTGTCATCATCATTTTTAGTGAACATAAAAATCTTTGTAGTAGAAGTTGATGCTGTAATTCCGTTTACGTGAATTAAAACAATTTTATCTGCAAAAGAACAATAACCTACAATATTACCATCTGCAAGTCCAGTATCAATTCTTTCTGTTTGACCTTTATAGTTTTCTACAGAAAATGTATTTCCTTCAAGTCCAACTATTTTAATGTTGTTTGCGTCCCTGTATGTGCCTGGAGGCTGCATTCTTGGGTCTACATCCATATTAAGTCCAGCCTGAAATGTATTTGGTTTTGCTTTTGGCATTATTAGTGATTTTTAAGACCGTTAGAAGACTTTATTGGAATTAAAGTGTTCCAATACTTACCTATCTCAGAAAGTTCCTGAGAGCTTGGCATTCCATCAATACCTCTTGCTTGACCACATAGAAAGAACCATCTTTTTTGCAAATCGTTTATAACATATTGAGGAACTTTACCATTATAGTAGTCTATATTTTTAATCATCCACATACAATAAGCTGTAACTGCTTCAATGTGTGCGTCATTAATTTTAGGGTATCCGTCAGCATCTAAAGGTATTGTTAGCACAGATAAAGTAAGAACTACTCCGTCATCAAGCTTTGCATTTATATATCCATCTTGTATATAGTATCTGTCTCCAGTTACCATATTATCTGAATCTGCGTCTACTCCAACAGGGTTTCCTCTAAAGTGAGCGTGTGTTGGTTTTAGTATAGAACTGCTATTAGAAACAGAAAGAACCTTAACTATATTAGAAGGTAGTGCAGCTCTATTAGAAGCTATAGTTACATTTTCTTCTGTCTGTATAAAAGACTTTAAGCCTCCAATAAACTTTTCTGCTTCAAAAGCCCATTCTATTATACTCTGTTCTTTGTCTAAAACATCAATACCTAGATTTCTAGTTACTGAAGCCAATACTCGTTTGATAGATACAAAATTCATATTTAAAAGTCGTTACCTTTGTTTAATTCATTATTAATAGCTTTTTTAAAAAATCCCATTGGATTAATTTTTGCCATCTTATATTTTTTAGGCCTTAACCAAACTAACTTATAATAGTAGTCATTTAGTATTGGCACTTTATATGTTACTCTGTTTCCTTGTTCATCAACTTCATTGATGTTGCACCTATAGTGAAAAGCTCTTTTATGTAGCATTTTCTTTATATATACTTTACCAAACTTTGCTGGTAATGTAACTGTTGCTTTTTCAACAACAAGCTCGTGTATTAACTCTTCAAAAAACGTTTTAACTATATTATAAAAACCACTATAGTTAATCTTTTCTACATCTCCTTTTGTAGCGTTATAAATATCCTTAACGCTTACGTACTTGTCCTTGTACTTCCGTTGGTGCTTCTCCATCTATTTCTTTATCTCTTGGTGTTGACATTACCACTCTATACTCTTTAGCTAATATTTCCTGACTTAAAGTTGTAATTAATTCAGTAGGCAAAGGATATATACTTGTGTCTTTATCAAACAACCCTGCGTCTGTAGTAATTTCTGTTGGATTAGAAAATATAGCAGAAACTTCTAAATAGTCTCCATCATCTAAATCAAAATTTGTAAAATAAATTCTACCATCTTGTATTCGTGCAGATTTTTTTGCAGAAGTAAATCTATTACCACTTAAATAAACTGTAGAACCTTTTGTTCCAATCTCTATATATTCTGATGTAGACGCACTACTGTCGTAAAAAAGTATTGATTTAACAGCTCTGTTTTCATTAAAATTAATTACAGAAGGAAAGTCTATAAATGTATTGTTGTTTGTAGTCGCTACGTGTTTAAAAGTCTGTAAAGTCTGAGGGTGTACACTTCTACCAGAATTAGTGTATTGCATAAGAGTTTTAGCTCTATATACATTAACTAAAAATTCTACTTGAGAGTCTGAAATTTTAGAGTCTTCAGTAAGAGAAGAGCCTCCTTCAGCTATGTTTTTTATATTATATACTATTTCACGTAAAGTTGCCATGTTGCAAAGTTAATTAAATTAAATGAAAATAGGCTTCATCACTAATAGTGAATCCACCTACTTTCGAACAAGGAGAAACAAAAAGAGCCTCTTTAATATTTTTATTCACTTCGTTTCCCTTCGATTGAATTAGTTTGGTAAAGAGGACTTTCTATGTTTGCAGTCATCATTCTTACAGCTATTTTTACAATATTGTCTGCTTCTCTTGGTGCAGCTCCTAGGTTTGATATAGAGCTTCCTCCATCAGACCACTCGTATGGAGCGTAAGCCATTGTTGTTGCTCCTAACTGAGCATTAGAGGTTGCTATAGTTTCAGCAGATACTCCGCCACTATTTCCTCCAGCTACATTAGAAAGCAATGGATATGTAAAGTAATTCATTTGAAATTTAGCAGAAGTAGGACTTTCATCAATTTTTAATCTACCGCTAGACATATCAGAATTAGCTCCAGCGCTGGTAATAGCAACGCTTGTAACGGTTCCGCTACCATTTATAGTTGCTGTAAAAGTTGCTCCTGTAGAACTATTATCCCTAGATGTTACTGCTGGTGGTGAAGTGTATCCAGCTCCTCCATCAATTATTGAAACTGAAGACACAGCTCCACTACTTATGGAAAAGCTAACTAAAGCATCATTAGCAACTAAATCTGTGTTTGGAAATATTTTAAGTTTGTTTTCGTGATAATTATAAACCCTATTTCCAACAGTAGGAGTGTTAAAAGGGTCTTTAACACCTTCAACAGCTAAAGTTCCAGGATTCATGGGATTTACTTTTTCCCAACTACCATCAACAGCCTTAACTCTAAGATTAATTAACTTGTAAAAAGGATAAACAGTTCCAGTTGCCCAAATAAGTGGATGTGGCGTAATTGCTTTTGTATTATTAGCAAGGTTTATTACACCATCTTCTTTAAAAGTTCTTTCTTCGCTTTGAACATATTTACCGCCCTCATGACTTTCATGTCCTGCATTTTTTAAATAGTCTGAAGTTAATCCTTCAAACCATTCCATGATAGCCATAGAAAGAAATTTATCTTTCTCGGCTGTCGTGAAATATGCTTGGTCTGCTTTATCAAGCAGTAAGTCCATTAAGTTGTGAGCTTCTAAAAACGTCATTATTTAACTTTACTTTTTTTAGTTGGTTTTACTTTAACACTTACGTTGCCTCTAAGCTCTTGTTTCATTAAAGCGTAAATATCGGCATTTTCCTTCAACCACACAATAGTAGCTTCTTCTGTTAAGCCCATAACTACTCTGTTATGCTTGTAAGAACCTCTATCTTTACTTATAACACCTTTATCTAAAGCTTTACGAATAAAAACAATGTCTTCTTTTTCTGGATGCGTGTAAAGCTCCATAAATTTATCTGCACTTATGCTAGCCATTTTAATAAGTCTAGCTTTTATAATGTCTGTGTCTGCGTCTAAAGGTATACCGCAAAGTCTAGCAAAATCGTTAGTCTCAACCATTCCCATTTTAGAAGCAATTAGTATGGCGTCTGCTGAAGATAATAAAGCTTCCACTTCTTTTTCTTCGTTTACTTTTAGGTCGTGTAAATGATAAGAATTTTTTAAAGGATGATTTCTTAAAAAGTCTACTAGTTTTTTATCATGCTCATCAACATAATCAAACTCTAAGCTAGTTTTTGTAATCTTGTACAATCCTGGAGTTTCTCCATTAATGTCCTCATACTTAACATACCTTCCTTTTTCGTCTTTGTAGTCAGACAACGTTAAAGAAGAAAATCTTTTAGGCTCTGCTACTAATAATTGTACTCTATGTTTCATAATTAATTAAAAATTTGTTAATACCTGTTCTAAAATTGAGGGAGAAATTAATCTCCCCCAAATTAGTGTGTAATATGAATTACGAAGCTTTTGTAAAGATTCCACAAGAAAGTGGGTTTCTTACAATAATTCCTGATTCAGACATTACGTGACATTCGAAAGCATCATCGCCATTAGCAGCCATCATACCTTTAAAGTCATAAGGATTAACCATACCTGGCACATACTTACGGATGTAGTTTCTGTTGTACCCTTCAGCACCCTTAGCAACTAGTTCAATGTTTGAACCATCACCTTGAGAAGAAAAGTCTAAGAAAGCCATTTTTCCACCTTCTAAAGCACTAGAGTGCAAGTTCGGGTCGTCAAATGCTGGGCAGTAAGCCATAGTAATTTTATTACCTAAAGCGTTGTAAGACGTAAAGTTTACACCTAAGTCAACATCTTGTCCAGCTTGAGCATCAAAAATCATAGCGCCACCTGCTCCGTTAGACGAAGTTCCAGGGCCTACTAATAAATCTTTCATAGCTCTGTGGAATTGCTTACGCCCTTCAGTACCAGTCATTACAACGTACTCCATACCTTCAGCAGTAGTAGCGTTTTTAGAAAGGTCAGCCATATAGTCTACTAAAGCCTCTTCAGTTAAAGAATTATTATAAGAACCATCGTTAGAACCAGAAATTTGAGCTAAGATACCGTCTCCAGTCTGTACAACAGAAGAGTCAGCGTCAGTAAGTGTAGAAGCAGTGTTCTCACCAGGAGCGCCTACAGAACCACCTAAACCAGCAGAACGTACACCGTACCATCTTTGAAGCTCTAATTGATACATAAACTCTTGAATCATTAATTCTTCAGCAGTAAAGTACCATAAAGCTTGTCCATTGTTTTCAATCCAAGTAACGTCAGATAATTGTCCACCAGTAACTTTTTTCTTCTTACGAGAAATAGTTAACCAGTTTTTGTATGTATCTGGGTAAACTTGGTTTTGACCTACAGTTGAACCTAAAGAAGCCTCACCATAAGCAGAAGCGATAGTACCAGCAACAACATCACCGTGGATGTCAGAACCGTTAACGTCACCAGAAATAAGTCTAAACTTAACTACTTTGTAACCAGCACCAGCAGTAATACCAGAACCACTTTCATCACCGCTATTAATAACAGCCAAAACTAAAGCAGTAGCTCCACCTTTAAATCTTACAACATCATTTCTGTTACAAAGAACATAGTGACCATTTGTTGAGTTGTCTTTAAACGTAGCGTAAAAAATTTCATTAGCAGTGTCTGCAACATCTTGAGCGTTGTCTGTAGTTGCTGTATATGCATCCGCATCGTTTAAGTCAAAGAAACCATGACCTACTAGAGGCTTGTTAGTTCTACCTAATACTTTCCACTCGTAAGAGTTGTCAGCTAATACTTTAGCGTTAGAGAAACGGCCAGCACGCTCTAATAAATATGTTAAAGAATAACGTTGGTGCTGACGAACCAATGTTTTTGAAATTTCTGGGTACTTCAAAAGATTATCTACAAGAGAGTTGCTTTTTTCAGTATTTACCCCATAAGTACCATTAAATGTTTTCATAGTAAATGAATTAAATATTATTATTATTATTATTAAAAATCTCTTGCATGAATTACTCTTGACTTTACTTGTTAGTGAAACTTTGTTTCGGACTAAGCATCATCTCATTCGGGCTTCATACATACCCGACTATTTTCTTGAGAACTGCGATGGGTCAAATGCTTTTGACGACACAGGTCTCGGTTTTGAAGTTCTCCCTAAGTCTGGAGAAGTGATGTTGTCTAGGATTTGGGACTTACCGTCTTCGTATCCTTTTTTAGACTGTAGCGACATAACACGTTCTTTGAACAGTTTAAACATCGCTTGTTCAAACACTTCTTCATGCGAAGAACTCAACTCTTTATAAAAATCACCACTAGTGATGTATTTATATACTTCTTTCTTTTGTTCCTTCCCTAAGCTATAACCATAAAAGTCCTCACGGTCTTTAATAGTTTTTTGTAGTTGAATTTTATTTTCCTCAACCTTTGCAGCTTGTTGTTCTTTTTCTAGCTTAACTTGAGCTTTTGCTTGAGATTCTTTCTCTACAATATGCTTTCTAACATCGTTGCGAATTTTTAAAGCTTCATACTTTAATGTTCCAGAGTCATCAAGTCTATCTATATAGTCTTCTATTTCTCCTTCACCAAAACCTCTAGCTTTTAATTCTTCAACCATTATACCCCTGTCGTCTAGCTTTAACAAAGACTCGAACTGCTCAAATTCTTGTTCAGGAGCATTATCTTCCTTCTCTTCTTTAGCGTCTTGCACTCCTTTTAAGGCTGCTTGTATTTCTTCTTTAGTGCTTTTTCCATCAAGTCCAAGCTGTGTTGCAATCGCTCCCCAGTTAACATCGTCTCTTGCAGCATCGTCTCCAGGTCTTGATTCTTCAACAATTTCTTGCTCTTCAAAAGACCAATCGTCTGCATTTTCTTCCGTAGCTTTCGCTTCTTCAGTGACTTCACCGTCAACAGCTTCAGTAGCCGTAGCTTCCTCAGAAACAAAATTGTCTCCAAAAGCAATAGGGTTAAAAGACTTTTCACTTGTCTCAGAATTATCTACTATTGCACTTTTATTTTCTTCGCTCATAATATAATTTTTTTTGTTACTCCGTTGCAAATATACAATTTATCCTAATAACTCGTCTAAGCTCTTAGTTTCACTAGGAAGTTTAGTATTTGGGACTTGTGTGCCTAATTGATATTTTCCGCTATCTTGCATACCAGCCAGCTTTGCTTTCTCTTTCATGTCAGAAATATCTCTATTTCCATCATCTCTTATATCTGCTATTTTCTTTTTAGCTTCAGTTTCAAGTTCAGCAACTTTAACCTTACCTCCAACTCTAACTTGTTCAAGCTCTAAGTTTCTAGCGTGTTCAGCGCTTCTTGCTTGTTCTTGCATTTGAGCTTGTTGCTGTTGCATAGCCATTTGTTGTTGCTGTTGTTCAGCCATAACTTTCATAGCTCTTTCTAAGGTATGTTCTGCTTCAGTAGCTGTGTCAGCTTTTAAGACTTTAAGAACGTCTAACAAACCAGCTTTACCAGACTGCATAGCAGCTTGAGCAACTTGATTTATTATTTGTTTGTCAGACTGCTCTTTACCAGTGTCTCCTACAAATACTCCGTAGTCGTTAAGATTTATTTCTCCTGGCATTACACTTAAAATTTTATGAGCGCCATCACCTAATATAGTAGCAGCTTTATGTCCATCTTTCCAAGCAAGCTTCATTAAGTTAGCAAGTCTTTCAAAACATCTTTTTTTAGTTTCATTGTGCATAAAGAACCAAGTTTCTGTAGTTAGTGCAGACTGCTGAACAGACCTTTGTACGTTACCTACATACTCACTTGTGTTAATAGCTCCAGCTCTTTGTCTACTAATACCAGAAATCTGTCCTGCTGTTTCTTCTAACATTAATTTTAGATTAAACAACTGAGATATAGACTGAGAAATAGTAAAGTCTATTTGTTGGAACTGATTAAATGTAGCCATTTGATTACCTTCATCCTTAGAGTTTATAGGAATAATACCATCATTTTTAAGGTGATACATTACATCCTGTATGTCCATACCTATATTAGTAGGTAGTTGAGCTACATCATATACTACAGCTTTACCACCTGAACGAGCCATAGCAAGTTCGATGTTGTACATAGTAATATTATATAACATTTGTATGTTGTGTAGTAAGTCTACAAGAGACTGAGGTCTACCCGTACTATTATTTCTAATTACACCTACATAAGATAATGGAGTAGAACCATAGTCATCAACTGAACGTACTTGGTTAGGTCTTCTTCTACAGTTAACTAAAACAACACCACCAACTTTAGTTCCTTCCCATATATCATCTATGTATCTAGTTTCTATTTGGTCTCCCTTTCTTCTTTTGTATCCATCTGGTACAATCTTCTTAAAAGGTTTTTCTGGATTATATTTGTTTTCTGATACCTTGTATTTTATAGGCTTGATAGATTTCCACTCACAAGAAACAACTCTAACTCTACTTCCTGTAGTTTCGTTCCAGTCTAGCCATTCAAAGTCTTGATTGTATACGTTAGCAGCGTTTAATGAGTTTACTCTACTCATATCCTCTATTAAAGCAATATCATCTCTTTTTAAAACCTCAGAGTACTCGTCTAGTATTTCGTTTACAGAAAGCCATCTTTCTTCACCAATCCATTGAGCGTCATCTAAAAAGTCTGACTCAGAGTTTGTATCATATATTACATTTCTTGGGTCTACTCTTCTAAGGAATGGGTCTCCGTTTTTAATGTATACTTTATAAAATTGTTTAGACGTAACAAGCATATCTCTAAATCCAGACTTAAACACATCTTTCATATTATACTTATTAATAACATACTCTAATCCATCTTCTACAACTTCTTCAACAGCTTCTTTGTAGGTATACATCATGTATCTTTCTACATCATCTGGCATTGGTATTTGGTCAATCTTTAAGTCTATGTCTGCTGGAGCTTTTGATTTCATTTCCTCAAGCTGCTCATTAATATATTTCTTTAGTTCAATAGCAATCTTATGGTCAATCTTTCTAATAGTAGCAGACTTGTTTATAGTAGTAACCCTTTTTTGTAAAGGTCTTGATATATCTTCACCCATCAATAAATCTATTTTAGGGCTTATGATAGGGTAGTTTACTAGTTTAGCTGGGTAAGCAGCGCCATATTGTTCCGTAACATATCTGTACTCATCTACGTCTACGTGTCCATTGTATATGTTATAATTTCTTATATCATCAAGTCTTGAGTGAATCAATGGCGAGTCATCAGTGTTTATGGTACTAATGATTGCGTCAATCATAGCATCGCACCACTGGTCGTCTTTTTCGCTATCTTTAAGTAGTTGTTTAGGAAACGTAATTGTGTTGTACATCTATCGTATTTTTTTTGGTATACCTTGGCTATTCATTGCAAATTTACGAAATCCTAGCGATTCTTTACTAATTTTTTCTTCAGCATCCAAAACTTTCCTTCTATAATTGTCATTATTATGTAAAAGACATAGTCCAAACGCTATTGCTCGGTCAGTATTTCTTTGTCCATATAGTGATAATTCTTCAAGTAAGTCGTAGAACCAAATGTCGTTTATAGATGACTTAATATAATCATCCATTAAATCCTCCATATAAGATTTAACTTGTTTATTCATGTGAACACCGTAGGTGTTTCGCGTTAATGTTCTAATATTATGTGCTGATGCAGGCTTTTCTTTTAGCAAACTTTGCATACCTTCTTTCTTAAAGTAGTCTATAATAGCAATTTTTGTATATTCTATTAACATTTTTGCATTATAGTATACTGCTAACTTTAAAACGCCATCGTAGAAGTCTTCCTTTCTGTCTGGCCTGTCTGTATACTCAGCTACAAGCATATCGCCTGGCTCATCTACATTATAAAATCTTCTATATATCATCGCGCACCCCTCAGACGTACTAGCTCCTGCTTGGTCTTGGTCATAGCTATCCACACCTCCAATGTCTAAACCAACGAAGTTGGTTCGCGGGTGGTGGAGAATCTTGAATTTCCCGTGTTGATGAGGTTCAAACTCCACGGAAAGTGTTCCGTTGTCGTCAGACACCCAGTGTAAGTCTCCTTTTTGTATTTGACCTTTTAATTTAGTATCAGTCATTATTTTACCACGTTGTTGGTTAATAAGTGAGATATTAAATCTACTAGACTTTGTATTTAAAAAAGCCTCTTCCACAGTCATAGGGTAGTTTTGTAAGTGAAGGTTGTACGCTTTTTGGTCGGCCTCGACCTTTTTTCTGTCTGACTCTAATTTTTTTCTAGCTCCCACTTCATCCTCTATGCCCGACTCAATGTCGTAAAATCCGTAATACGCTCTACTAGCAGGTATAAAGGAAGGTATAAGGTTGAATGCGTCTGCATTATAATACATCTCCATAAAATCTTTAGAAGACTTAGTAATGTCACCACCCGTTCCACCAATAACAGGAACACCATATTGAATGTCACCATCCATGAAACAGGCTTTAGAAGACATATATGCGTTCTTTAATCTTTTAAATTCCCCTGCTTCTTCAAAAACCATAACACCGAGCCTTTCCCCTTTGAATACTTCTGGGTTATCCATTGTTCTACAGATAATCTGAGACTGGTATCCCCCAGTTTCCCACTTGCCGTCTTTATTTTTAAGCTTGTATCCAGCTTTATAAATCTCATCAGTATCTTTGAGTGATGAGTGCCTAAAGTTAGGATGTATATTATTAAGTCCATTTTTTACTTTGTTAAAGAATGATGTTGCTGAAGACTGAAGTCCTGCCGCTACCCCTACATCATTAAAGGGAAAGAATGTAAATTCGTGTGCTAGAAGTCCTGAGTTCATATAACTAAACCCTTTGTCTCTGGCTTTAATAACAATCATACCTTTTCCTTCGTCTTTGCAAGTCTCAAAAGTTTCAAAGTACTCTTTATCCATTTCTCTGTACCAAGGACTAATAAGAGTCTTTCTGTTTCCAGCAGCTCCAGAGTTACCTAATATTTTAAAGTAATTTAAGTAGAAGTAATACTTGCCAGAAATCTTATCCATTCCTCTTGGCTTGTATCCATTAATACATCTGTCTCTTTCTTGTTCCCAATATTCTTGATAAGAAATAGAGTCTGGACTTAAATCAGGATGTCCATTATTAACAACAGGTCTGTATCTTTGTACGTCTTTATTTATCATTATCTCTATTTAACTTGCTTTCTAAAAAGCTAAGTTGTTTATCACCTACAATCTTTTGACGCTCACCCCTCCTTTCAATAACGTCTACTAAAGTCTGTCGTGTCTTTAATATCTTTTCGATACCAATCATTAACTTCTGTAAGCTTTCAGCATTATCATCATTAATAATCATACTATTCATATACTTAGTGAACTGGTCTATTTTAGCATTGAATGCTATTAACTGTTCGTCTAGTGGGTCGAATTGTAGTTTCTTGTATTTATCTACTGCTGCTTGCAGCACGGATTTTTTTTTGCCGTTCCAGTCATACGTGTCAAACAAGTCCTTACTAACTGCCTTCGACCTTTCGTCTACACTTAAATATCTGTATGGACTTTCGTAGTCGTGCATAAGCGCAACCCATTTCATTGCAGTTTCACCCATACCTTCAGCTTTCATAAGATTTACGAACTCTGGAATTACCATAATCGAGTCAGCGTCCTTGTGGATGCTACCCTTTTTGCTCACCTTTAATAAATACATATATGCAAATTTAACTTATTTGTTTTAATATAAGTCTAGTCATAAATCTATAGCCAGGAATACAAGATATTTGAGCTACGTTTACATACTTTCTTCTAAAGTCATCTTCTAACATTAGTTCGTCCATTATGTACTCCTTCTTTTCTACCAACTTAAAGTCTTCCTCCTTAAACCTTTCTCTTATTTTATTAGCGTCAGCCATTAGCTCGCTATACTCACGGTAATATTTGTCTACCACGCAAACGTCATCAACGCAGTTTATCTTTCCATTTTCCATTTCCATCATTTGCCAAAGTTAAAAAAAATTTTTTGGTTTGAGGTTGAGGGATGCTATATGTGTCAATCCCCCCTACACATACACTTAACCCGAACGGGGGGTACTAATTAACTTAATAACAACATTATGCTTAAAATTGCACTACAACAAATGACTTCATCAACACAAGTCAGATTCACAAACACATTAAAAACATTGTTAAAACTATTAGGAGAACTACTCTTACTAATATTAACACCAATCCCATTTATATTACAAACAATAGAAGCACTAATAACTATACCAATAGTAAAAGCTTATCACTATTATAAATCACTAATTAAATAAATAAAACCAAATCAAATTAAACTATTATGAAAACATCATTCGAATTATCAAATCTACAAATCTCAGAAGAGGTTAAAATAGAAAACATCAAGGTAAACGTAGAAGTAACTCCAGAATATCTAAAAGAAAATGGAATACTAATACTAAACATACTTAAAGAACTAAAACCAATTATTAACGAAGTAATAAACAAAACTAAATAACTAAAACTATTATGACAAATCAAGAAAAAGCTATCCTCTTGGCAAAAATGTATCAAGAAGGAGGCAACAAAACTAAAGGGTTCATAGACGGTATGACCCACTCAGCAGCTTACTACCTAAAACATAAATCAGGTAGAAGACAAGCAGGTTACACCATAGGAAACCTATTAGCAAACGTAGAAATACTAACTAAACATACTATAAGTAAAATCAAAAAGTAAATTGATAATACTAAAAGTAAATCAATAATCCTGAGTAAGATTCAAAACTACTCACTGTAATAAGATGAGTATCTTATCTGATGAGTTCAAAAGAACGAAACAGTAACTTAATAAAGTAAACTATGTATACTAAAAAGTATCAACCAGTAAAGGCTATCGTAAGAAGCCAAGTACTAAACAACTACAGCGAAAGCTTTAGTAAATCAACCACTAAGGTGGCCTATGACAACCAAGGAGAAAGGTACATCCAAGCAAACCTAGACGTTAACCACAAGTTCAACGGCAAAGGAGACTGGGAAGAACTACCAGTACACTTCTACTCTCACCTACCAAGGAGAATGGAAGACATCTGGAACTCCATGCAGAAACGTAATCTAAATACAATGATAGATTATATCAAGTCAATGGGAACACCAGACAATCCAATACTAATACTCACGAAGCTATCAGCCCAAGGCAACAGATACTTCACAATAACAACCAGAGCTAAGTACAATAACTATAGAAGTACTTACTCACAATACTCTATTGAGACTATATAACTATGAGAACAAGAATCAACTACAAGAAAGTTAATACTACGTACGAGGTACAAGCTATTAACGAACAAAGAATGAAGATGAGACGTGTATTTAACTATAGAAAACGACAACTTGAGTCTGTCGGCTATACTGTTCTACCTAATAAATCTAATAACATCTCATTAATAGACAGATTTATCCCAAATAAACTAGTAGATAACTACTATAATATAGAATTTAATCTGTTTAAGACAGCGAGTGATACTCTATAATCACCTATATTATCATATAATCTAATACGTTTTATGTGGATAATAACATATAACTGTCTAATTATCAGAGACTTATAATAAAAATGTAGTGTAATAACAAGAATATAACTGTCGTTATGTTATTTAGAAGTTCACTACATAATAAGTAATACTAGACCTCTTACCCACCAAAGTTCGGGGTTTTTTGTGACAAAAACAAGTCTATGTTAATAAACTTAATAACAAATAAATTATCAATCATCTAAATAAATAGTAACTAAATCAATCAATTAAATAATTATGAAAACAATCTTCGGATACCATGTCATTAACGTACCAGGTACGTGGACATACAAGATTCTCAAGGCAACAGACTTTGAGCCAAAGTTTAACAACTTTAACTACGTCAAGGCTAACGTCAAAGACCTCTCAACGAGAATGACACCAGCCTCAACACTATTGTCAATAGACGATAACAAGTTTGACGAACACGTCAATCAAGTATTAGACATACAGGTTAACAATTACTTTGCATAACCTACTGTCAAATTAACCCACATTCACGTAGAGAATATTGAGTGTGGGAGCAAACTAATAGTATACCTAAATACATCACCCTTGAGTATACAATAACTAAGAACAGGGAATATCATTATGTCACAATTACAATCAATTATTGCAACATTCGTACTTATATGTGCGATATGGTTTCTAATCTTAATGTTATCAGAAATACATAAAGAGAAGATGTGGAGGAGACAAAAAGAAAGACTTAAGAATTTCGATGTCTCTCAAAAAAAGAAACGTTCAACCAATAAAAAAGTTAACTAATATGATATTATTATCAGCTATCGGAACGGCATTCGGTGCATACTGGATGCTTAAGGACACTAAAGCAGAATGGGCTTTACGTAATCCAACTATGAGACTAATCGTAGATATACTATATACAATGGGTATTATAGCTCTGACATCAACAACTGGCACACAAGGTGCTTTGTTTGTCGGCTTAATATCAGGATTTGTATTTACAACAATTAATAAATATGCGTACAGCAAAAAAACAACTAAATAATATGGAATCAATTATCAGGCTTGAGCAACTCCTCAAAGAAATTGAGGTGGCTCATAAACAACAACTTGTTGAAATCGAAGAGATGCAACAATCATACATAAATGCAATAGGTAATATTGCAGACAGTGCTAATATGCTACTTGTTCAAACACTCAAGTATATAGAACTATACAAAGAGTATGGCGAGACAGAAGAAGAGCTGTTTGAAAATATTACAACATTCATAGATGAAACTAGAAATTTAGAATATAATCTTAAAAAATAATATTATGGCTAAGAAATTAAATCAAAAGGACAGAGTGTTAAGACACCTAGAAACTTACGGAAGCATTGACCCACGTCAGGCTTACTTTGACTACAGCATTATGAGACTTGCCGCTGTCATCTTCAATCTAAAAGAAGAGGGACACAATATAAAGTCAGAATCAATTACGTCTAAGAATAAGTTTGACGAACCAGTTTCATACGCTAAGTATACCCTGGTTACAAAACAAGACTCTGAAGAAGAACAGACATCTGTTCTAGGAGACTTATTCAAATCATTCGCTAAAATATATAAATAAAAATTATGAAAGAATTAAAAGAATTATCAGTAGACAGACTTAGAAAAATTGCAAGAAGAGAATCTCACGCAATAGACTATCTAATTGACAATTATCAAGCAGTTAATAGGGCTAGTAAAGCAGGTTTAATATATGCAATAGAAAGCTTTACATCAGAAGAAGATATACACAAGCATATTAAAGATACTGAGCCTTTAACTGTAGAAGATTTGTTTGAAGAAACAAACCCTCCTGCAAAAACTGAAGAATTAACAACACCTAAACAAACACAATCAATGGAAGGAAATCAAATGAAAATCGACTTAGGTCTTGACCTGGGAGCTGTAATAAGTAACGCTGTCCAAAACTTACTAGAAGGACAACGCGAAGAACTCATCAATAAGCAGATTAATGCTAAGGTTGAGAAAGAGGTGGCTAAATTAAAGCCTACTCTAGTACGCATTCCTAGCAGAAAAGAAGTTGTATTAGAAGAAAGCTTACACAAGGCTTTTAAAGACGTGCTATATTTCTGTGAAATGGAGAGACAAGTATTTGTGGCTGGCCCGTCAGGTTCAGGAAAAACACACATGGCATCACAAGTGGCTAAAGCATTAGGGCTTCAGTTCAAACATATCTCATGTTCTGCTGGTCTTTCAGAAGCTCACTTGTTGGGACGTATGCTGTTTGACGGCACTTACGTTATGTCAGACTTTGTAGACTGCTACGAGAATGGTGGCATATTCTTGTTTGACGAGATAGATGCGGCAGACGCTAACACTTTGTTAGTCGTTAACTCTGCACTAGCCAATGGTTCTATGTCTGTACCTAATAGGAAAGATAACCCATCAGCAAAAAGACACAAAGACTTTATGTGTATATGTGCTGGTAACACGTGGGGTTCTGGCTCTATAGAATACGCGGGTAGAAACTACATGGACGCAGCCTTCATGGACAGATTTTCAGCCTCTAAAGTTGTAGTTAACTATGACGAAAAGCTAGAAAAGAAGATATGTACTGACGACTTTCTATACACTGCTCTTAATAAATTAAGAAAAGCTGTATTAGATAAGAAGATACGTAGAGTAATAAGTACTCGTGTATTTATATCTGGTCAAAGACAAGTGTCTTCTGGAAAGTCTATTAAAGATTTTATAAACAATCTAATGATAGACTGGTCTTCTGAAGAAAAGTCTAAAATAAAAATGGATGAAATAATTAATGCAATATAGCATGATAAAGAAAAGATTAGATAAAGATAAAAACGTACCATACGAATATGACAAGGTTATATTTGAAAAAAAGAAAGGAGATAAATCTCATAATATATGCGGTGCAGAAATCATACACTATGATAATGCAAGCGAAATGATTAGTCACTCTCTTACGGGCAAGTCTAAAAAATACTTAGAAGATAGGGACGGAGACGACTGGACTTTTGGTACAGAGTTTCCAGACTTAGATTCTACAACAGAAGCTTTGCGTAGTGGTGAATGTTCCAACAAAACTCTTAAACAAATATCTAAATACAGAGATATATTATTAAGCATGGATGGAATAGAGGAATCAATGCGTAGAGCTGTGTCATTTAAACGTAGAAGAAAGTTTTCAGACTCAGGCTCAGAGCTTGATATAGATAGAGTTCTTTCAGGAGACCCTGAACACTGGCAGTCCATGACTAAAGGTAAGAAAGAAAATGTAGTCAGACTTGCTGTCAACTTTTCTGTTTCTTGTGGTCATACAGAAAAACAACTCAATCGACTTGCGGCATTAACTACTGTTGCAGTAGATATGTTACAACGTTGTGGTTTGTCTGTAGAAGTCTTGGCTCTTTGTGTTGCTCATAATGTTACAAGAACATTTGAACATAAAGATAAACGAGTTGAAGTTGGAAGTTACGAGCAAGGCTTTACCTTTAAGTTAAAGTCTGCTAGTGAAAAACTTGACGTGTCTAGGGTTGCCTGTATTGGTATCCCTGGACTCTACAGGTCTTATGGCTTTACAAACTGGATTAACTTTTTAGATGGCAACGCCTCAAGTGGACTAGGTTCAGGACTAGAAACAACTCAAAACCTTAAAGACTTATTAAACATTAAAAACTTATTAGAGGTTAAGTGGGTTAAAAATGGAAAAGAAAAAGCTTTTCTTTCTAAACTTTTAAAGTCTGTTACACAAAATCAATTATTAGAAACTAATTAAAAAATAAATTATTATGAAAAATCAATTTAAGAAATTTTATCAAGAAACATTATCTGAATTTAAACCAAGCTCTGAAAGCGATAGCCTATCAGAAGCTATAGGTATTGATAACAAAAGATTATCTGAACTTGCAGATAACTTTAAAAAATACGTTTTAGATTCTTTAGAGGGTAAAAAAATGACGAAACGTTCAGACATTTGGGTTGGTGCTTTATACCATTTAGACCCACAAAATTTACTAGAGGTTATGACTATAGGAAATATGGTTGGAGCTTTTGAGTATAGTCAACTTAATAAAGGTGACAATTCAGACACAGCATTAGTTAAGCTAGGCTCATACACAATGTTGCAAATGGTTAAGGCTTGTCAGAAAAACAATGACTGGAAAGAAGCTGTTGCTTCAGTAGAGGATTTTCATAAATTAATAGAACAAACATTTTAATATATAAAAATAAAATATTATGGGAACAAGAAGTTTAACAAAAATCATAGAAAAATATGATGATAACGAAGAACAAGTATTAACAACTATGTATCGTCAATACGATGGGTATATGTCAGGACACGGAGTAGACTTAGCAGAATGGCTATCTAAGTTTAGTGTTGTAAATGGTATAAGCTTAGACGAAGAAATACAAGTTGCAAACGGGACAGATTGTTTAGCAGCACAAATGTTTGCCCACTTTAAAAATGGGCCTGGAGGTATTTATTTGATGCATCCAGATGCAGATGATTGCGGAGAAGAATATATATATTATATATATGTTCATCATGATGACATAACAATTAAAGTTTATGACACTTATAGTGAAAAAGTAATCTTTGAAGGAACTCCAAAAAAATTTTTAACAATATATTAAAGTAAAAATTATGTCTAAAGTAAAAGAAATTATTAGCAATCAATCTGTTACCATTAACACTGGTAACTTTGAAAATCAAAAAATTAATTACGGAGAAGTCTGGGAAATAGAACCTGGAGACAATTTAGATGATAAGCAAAAAGAATTGTGCAATCATGTTTATAAAGTAGTTAACACATTAGCTAATCATGTAAGAAAGTCTAACAAGATTAAAGAGGTGATGTTTGAAAAAGTTAAAGCACCAAAAGTTAGAACACCATTTATAGAATGCGAGTTGGAAGACTTAGAAAGAGAGCAAAGAACTGCACATCTTAAACCAAATTATTAAAAAAAAAGAGAGGGAATCACACCTCTCTTTCTAAAAACTAATCGAATCAATTATCAAAATAGATTAAAACAAAATCAATACAAAATTATGAAAAAAATCACAAACATCAGCATTGCATTAGAAATTGTTGACAACTTAACCGCAAACAACGTTTTTAAAGACGAAGAAAATGAAAACAAAGCAACACATATTGTGCTGTCTGTGCTTAAAACTTATCCAGAAATAGGTGATAAAATAAAACCTAAAAGAAATCTAAAGGATAAAACATTAGCAGCTGTAGACATTACACATAAAATGATTGATTCAGCTTTCATTAAATTAAAAGAAACTTTAAATCAAGAAGATAATGAATAGAGAAATATCAGGAGACTTTTTAGTCTCAGATGAGAATTACGAAATGATTATATCATATACTTATCGTTATGAGTCAGCCACACATGAGCTTCCCGAACATAAAGAAGTAGAGGTCACAGAAGTACATTTACAGTCCAAAGATAAAAATGGATTGTGGATTACCACAGACATTACAGATTTGTTTTGGCACTTTATAGAAGCTGACTTCTATGAAGATATAGAACATGAAGCTCACGAAAAATTAATAGGATAATATTATGAAAAAGAAAATGCAAGAATTACCAAAATGGTTTGACGGAGAACTCTATAAAGAGGGAGACGTTGTAGCAAATAGATTTACTGGAGAAGAGACACGGCTAACTGCCGTGGAACTTTCCATGTATGATTTTGTTATGGGTTGTAGTATTTTATTTGAAAAAGGAATGTTCTTAGATGATAACAAAATTCTTAATGAACACGCAGAAGGACTGCAATGGTTTAGGCGCGCCAATCCAGAAGCCTATATGATTTTATTAGATTAACTATGCCAAATTGGTGTTGGAATCGTCTTGAAGTTCAAGGAACTAAAAAAGACATGATTAAATTTTATACTTCATTTAAAGTAAACGACCACAGAACTTGTGATGATTTTAAAATGGGTTGGTTTGTCCCAAGACCAGAACATGAAGAAAAAAACTGGTATGGTTGGAATGTAGAAAACTGGGGTACTAAGTGGGAAATATATGATGCTGAATTATATATGGAAAATTCAATATTTAGTGTTACTTTTGACACCGCTTGGTCTCCTCCTATACAATTTTTTGAAAGTCTTGCAAAAATGTTTCCAAATTTAACAATGGAAATGGAATACGAAGAACCAGGAATGGCTTTTTGTGGTATTATTCATTATTCAGACGGAGACATTGACCATAGTCAGGGAGAAATTATATACGTTTCTGACTGCTGTGAAGAAGAAGTTGATTGGGACGATGATTATGAATCGTCTTGCAGTAAGTGTAAAGAGCCTTGCGAGTCACAAGATAAACATTTATATAATTAAATAAATAAAACATTATGACAAATACAGAAAGAGAAAAGTTTTTAATAGGCAAAGTTTTAGTAAGCCCTGAGCTTTTTATCAAAGACGAAGACAGACTTATGAAAATTAAGTTAAACGAACCTAACTATAGTTTTCTTTGGGAAGCTATAAAGAAAGTTCACAAGTCTGGGACTAAGATAGATATGGTTACTATAGGCAAAGAAATAGGCATGGATAAAAACTCTCTTAGTGTTTTGTTTGACTGTGAATCTTATGGTTATACAAGTTTTGATTTTAATTCATTGATAGAAGACCTATCGTATAGAAGTAAATATCAAACTATGGGCAATCTTTTGTTGAACATAAATAATTTAATGCAAAAAAACGAACCGTTGGATACAATTTCTGACGAGCTTAAGAAAGGCATAGAAATTATACAGACTGATGAGTCGTCTAATGACGAAAACATCGGAGGTCAATTAAAAGATTATTATACAACCTTAACAACACGTATGTCTACGGACGGGATAACTGGTGTAACAACTGGTTATTCTTGTCTTGACAATTTCACTAATGGTTTACAACCAACAGACTTAACAATAATAGGTGCTGCTTCATCTATGGGTAAAACGAGCTTTGCTCTAAACGTAGCGTATAACGCTGTACGTGCTAAACACCCAGTTGCAGTATTTAGTTATGAAATGTCTGCTCCACAATTATTACAAAGAATTATAAGTATAGAGTCAGGAATATCTTTAAGAGAATTAAATCAAGGCGCAATAGATAAAGAGCAGTTGAAATTAATCAACAAAGCTATAGGCGTTATTGAAGACTTACCATTAAAGATTGATGACTGTAAAAGAACATCATTAAGTTATTTAACCGCAAAAATTAGAAAATATGCTATTAATGACAATGTGCAGGTGGTATTTATCGACTACCTCCAACTCGTTTCCGTCCAAGGAAAAAAGAACGGAACAAGAGAACAAGAAGTATCAATGGTTGCGAGAACGCTCAAAAATCTTGCAAAAGAACTTAATATCTCTGTTATAGCTTTATCGCAATTAAACAGAGGTGTCTCGTTTAGAGGCAATCCAAAACCTACAATGTCAGACTTGAGAGAATCAGGCGAAATCGAACAAGCAGCGGATATAGTTTGTCTACTATTTAGACCAGAATACTACAACATCCCATCACTTGAAGACGGAACTGACGCTGCTGGACTTGCGCAAATAATATTTGCAAAAGGTCGTAACATAGGTGTAGGAGAAATTAATATGAGCTTTGACTCAAGTAGAACTAAATTCACATCATTAATTTAAAATTATGAACGAAATAGATATTATCGGAGGAGCATTCTTAGGTGTATTAGCCTTAGTTGTTTGCGCTGTTTTGGCAGTAAATTTACTACCATTTATAGCGTTATTTATTATAGGTTTTTCTGTAATTAAATTAAAAAAATTCTTTAATAAATAAAAGTTATTTATTATTTTAGCAAAGTATTTAAAAATAATTTATGTCAAATTATGAAAAAATAATAGCTAAAGTATCTCAACGAACTGGCTTTAGTAAATCAACTGTCCGTTCTATTTTACACAGAATCTTTAAAGAAATAGGATTTATACTTATTACAAGTAAATCACCAATCTTAATAAGAAGATTTATTAAAATAGTTATGGCTGCTGTTGTTCTAAAAAAGTTAGACAGAGATATTAAAAGTTATGAAACAAGAAACAAATAAAACAAAATTAAAATTATGGATTTTAAAAAATTAAATCAACCAGTAGAATTAAGTCAAATAGACTTTAGAGTACAATCAATCAACAAAGGAGGTTATGCGACCATCTTAGCGTATAAAGACGCAAGGTATGACATGAATGTCCTAGACAAAGCTGTAGGCCCTGAGAATTGGTCTAAACGCTATGAGGTAATAGACAACAGACTTTATTGTTCTGTTGGTATTTACAACCCAGAAACAAAAGAATGGGTTTGGAAACAAGACGTAGGTACTGAGTCTAATACAGAAGCAGAAAAAGGTCAAGCTTCAGACGCATTTAAACGTGCTTGCTTTAATTGGGGAATAGGTCGTGAGCTTTACGACTTTCCTCTTATACAAGCTAAACTTGACTCAAGCGAGTTTCAAGAAGTAGGCGGTAGACCTAAAGCTACTTGGGGATTAAAACTCAAAGAGTGGACTTGGGGAGACAAAAGAGATGAAAATGGACAGCTTGTTCAGTTAGCTGCTAAAGACCAAAATGGTAAGGTAAGATTTAACTGGAAAAAAAACTAATTAATAAATTATTAAAACATTAAAATTATGACAATGGAAGCATTCAACTTAGCAAATTTCAAAGGAGGACAAACTAACCCTAAAGGTTCTGATGGTAAATACCCAGAAAGAGCTACTCCAGGAGGATACTTATGTACTGTGACAGGACTTAAAAACTCTTCTGAGATAGAAGGCTACACAAGCTCACCTTTTATTGAGTTTTATCTTTTAACAGAAGATGGTAAACAAGCAAGTGCAAGATTTTGGGTTGTAAAACAAACCGACAAAGACAGCACTAAAGAATGGAAAAAGAAACAACTAAAAGATTTCTTAATGAACTGTGGTGTTACTGAGTTTAACTCAGACGCTGAAGCTTGTAAGTCTGCTTTAAACAGACGCGTTCAGGTAGCTCTTGTTTCTGAAGAGTATGTAGGTAAAGATAAAGAGACTGGAACTTTAGTTAAAAGAACTGCTGTAAAATACTTATGGTCTTCTAAGGTAGGTAAGAAACTTACTTATAATTCTAAATACAACAAAGTGCTGTCTGCTGACGACCAGCAATTATTAGACGGCATGGACGCATTAAAAAACAAGTTTGATACTGAGCCTGTTGCATCTACGCCAGAGGATACAGACTTACCATTTTAATTAACCAATAACATCTGTTATGAATGAGATATTTATAGGGGGTAACGTACCTTCAAGCAAGAACGGAAAGAGATGGACTGGCAAAATGCTAATCCACTCTAAGACTGTAATGACTTACATAAGCGCTACAAAAGCTGACTACTTGTCGAACAAGGAGAAGTTTAAAGCTATGCTTGTAGGTAAGGAAGCTCCCTATAAAATATCTTTTGAATTTATAAGAGGCTCAAGACACAGGTTTGATTACATAAATCCCTGTCAGACTGTACAAGACTTAATGGTTAAGTACGGCTGGATAGAAGATGATAACTGTGAGTTTATCATTCCTTTTTTTGAGCCATATACTTATAATAAAGAAGAAGCAGGTGTAATAATAAGAGTATTATGAAAGAATTAGATAATGCAAAAGAATTTATAAAACACTACCTAAATTACAATCATGTTAATTATGATGAGTTTATGGGTAAATGTAGAGAAAGACAGTTGGTTTATCATAGAACAATAATTAGCGTAGTCTTAGTTAAAATGTTTGACTTAGGACTTGTTGACTGTGGTAGACTTATAAACCGAGACCACTCTTCAATTATACATCATTGTAAAAAGTTTGATGACTTGTGTGGTATATACAAAGAATACAATACGTCATATATGCAAGCGGTAGGTCTTGCTAACATATACATACAAGACGAAGTTACAAATGATTTTGTTTCTTCTATCCTTACAAGCAATAGCAAGCTCAGAGATAAGCTTTTAAACAAAGGTAGAATTATAGAAAACTTACAGGCAGAAAACGTAGGCCTTAAACTACAAATAGAACAATTAAAAAAACAATTAAAAAAAGAATTAGATTATGTTTAATAAGAAAAAAGAGAAAGCTTATTTAGATGCTTTAGCAAACCAAGAATATACTATAATGGTTGTAGAACACGTGTTGCAGCAAATGAAAGATGTTTATGTAACTAAAGAACATTACGATGAGCTTTATGGCACAGCAAAAAAACTTCACAATGATGTATATGAAGCAGCAAAGCATTTGCCTAATTACAAATTGTATAAAAAAGAATTTTTAAAACAAGACTTAGAGCCTAAAAAAGATGAACAGAAATAGTCATAAAAACGAATGGACTCCTATTCAAGACTTAGACATAAGAAAAAAAGCTGAGTTAGCTTCTATTTTACATTTTAAAGAAGGTTACAGTGTAAAAGAAATAGCTGATAGATTTAGTCTTTCTGAAAGTAGGATAAGAGAATACTTTAAACAAAATCAAGAAACAGAAGAAGATAATATATAAAACTATGATAAATCAAGATAATTATTACGAAGACAAATCACACATTACAAATTCTATGTTAGGTTGGCTAAACGAAAGTCCTGCTTACTTTAAATCACAAATAGAATCACAATCTACTTCTACGGAAGCAATGGTGTTTGGCTCTGCTTTTCACTGTAAAGTCTTAGAACCAGAAAAGTTTGATGACTTATATTATATTATTCCAAAAATTGACAAAAGAACTAAAGCTGGTAAAGAAGCTTTTGCTGAACATTTGCTTAATGCTGGAAATAAAATAATACTTACGACAGAACAATACTCTAAAATTCTAGGAATGGAAGAGGCTGTCAATAACAACGAAACAATGAAAGAGTTGTTTTCATGTAATAAAGCTGTTACAGAGTCTGTAAACGCATGGACAGAAAGTATTAGAGACGATAACGATGAGACTCATATAATTAACTGCAAAAGTTTAATAGACTTAAGAAGAGACTCTGACGATTTGGTAGTAGACTTAAAAACTACTACTTCAGTTAAAGCGTTTACTTCTAGTATTAAAAAGTTTGGATATGACAGACAGGCTGCGTATTACCTAAGAGGTCTTATAGCTAACAAGCTTGTAAGTCCAAACGCAAGGTTTGTGTTTGCTGTTGTAGAAAAACAACCTCCTTTTGAAATAGCTATGTTTGAGTTAGACGCTTCTGTTATGGAGGTTGCCAACGAAAAGATAGACCATTTACTTAGAATATATCAAAAGTGTTTAGCTGAAGATTCTTATCCAAAACGTTACGAAAGATTTGATGGTAAATTAAACTTAGTAACATTAACTGCCGAAGACTTGTATTAACATATTAATTAAAAAAAAATGAAATTAAATTTTAAAATGACTGTTAAAGCTCTTAGCATAACGCAAGAAGAGTTTGGAAAAATTATAAATGTTGCTGGCACAACAAGAAGCAAGTACATTAAAAATCCAAAAGAATTAAGAATTAAACATATAGAGCTTTTATCTAAGCATCCTAAGTTTGTAGAAGCTGGACTGCAATTTGAAGACTTAATTTACTTAACATTAAAAACTAAATAATTATGAAAAACACAGTTGTATTTGAAGGGGGAATAGATGGCATAAGAACTATGGCAGACTCATCGTTAAAAGTAGTATTAGGAACTCCTGAATTGTCAGCAGAAACAATGGCTAGACTTTTTGGACTTTTAAAACAACCAGGATACGTGGTAATATCTACCTCACCCGTGCAAAAAGAAATGGTAGACTTAGTTGAAACAGCAGGTCAAGAAGCTGAGTTTGAAACTAAAACGCCAAGTCAAAGAATGAGAAATGTACTTTACAGACTTTGGGAAAAAGAACAGCCAACTGAAGTAGGCCCTGATGGCAGCACACAATACGTTGAGTTTGATTTATATTACAGACGTAAGATGAATAACATTATAGAACATTTAAAAACAAAATTAGACTAATGCAGAAAAAAGGAAGCTTAGATAAAATCAGGGCAAAGTATCCTGGTTACTATCAAAAAAAATCAGCAAACTGGAAGAAAGAAAAAGAAATAAAAGACTTAGCTCTTTCTAAAAAAACAATATCTCCAGTTAAAATAAAAAGTATTGATAACAATATTGTTGCTTATTTTAATGTAATTGACAATATGGATGAAAACATTAATAAATTATTTAAACTTTTATAGTTATGAAATATGAAATAACAAGGGAGCATCAAATAGATTTGACACTTGCATTTGCCACCTTTAGGTGTTTTAACGAACAATTATACTTATTAAAGGGTAGTCATTCAAAAGTAGTAAAACTAAAGTTTAATAGACTTATAAAGCTTGCTAGACAATACGAAGATGAGATGATAAAAAACATGGGTGATTCTGTTGAAGACTTAGATGGCGTGGTAGATGTAATGATGGATGTTATAAATGATGTTAAATTAGAATTAGAAAAAAATGTTAAAAAAGGAGAAGATGCAAAGTAAACACGCTGGAGACACTAAGTACAGAATTGAAAAAACAATGTCTGACATACAGAAACTTTTAATTAAAAAAAATGCTCAATATGGAGACTCAGCAACAAAACCTGCTAAAATTTTTAGTAAATTGGGAGCTGTAGAATCTATTTGTTGTCGTATAGACGACAAGATGATGAGAATTAAAAACAAGGGTATAACTGAAAATACTTTAGATACTATAGATGATTTAATAGGATATTTAGTACTTTTAAAAATAGCAATACAAGATGAAGAAAATGAATAGTAAAACTAGTGAACTTTTAAAAAAGGCACACATTTTAATTAACAACGCAACTGGAACTGACGTTCCTAAGTATAAGTTAGCAGAAGCTAAACGTGAGGCTAAGAAAATTTATAAAGAAATAAAAAGTCTTGACTTAGCAGTTTATAACATTTTAAAAGAAGATTTTTAATGGGTAAGTTTAAATGTAAGCTGTGCAAAAAATCTAAATATATAGCTGAATACACAGTAAAAGTTGTAGAGGACAAGGTGGTTGTTCCAGAAGCAATGTGTTGTGAAAACTATATGCAACAACAAAGAGAAAAAGGAACTGGGTTTGCAACTATTAGGAAAGGGCCAGACGGTTCTGTAAAAAGAAAACCTAGACCTTGGGAATAATATGCCAATAATAAAAGTAAGATTAGAATTAGAATACTATGTTAAGCCTGGGGTCGGATTAGATGACGAAGAGTCTATGCAGTTTGGTATTTCAGAAATTTATAATCTTTGTGATGATTGGATTAATAACGATAAACCTCCTCACATCTTATTTGAAATAGAAGATGATATAGATGTAAAAGGAATGTATTTTGATGAAGAATGGCACGCATGAGTAAAATAAAAAACATAATTAAGTATAAAGACCCAAAAGACCCAGCGAGTAGATATGTAGACTTGCCTAAAGTAATCACAGAAGATTACGGGTTTCAAATGATGTTTGGATTTAAGTATCCTACAGCTTCATTTAATGAAAGGACTGGTGTAAAATCAAAACCTTTTCATGGAAAATTCCAAGACGATTATTTTAAAAACTAAAAATTACTAAATCAAAAATAATGACAAAAAAAGACAAGCTACAGAGACTAAGAAGGTATTACGTTGCAATGATAAAAAAGATTGATTCTTTATTGATTGCAGAATATAATAAACCTCCATACAAATATGAAAGAAAATAAAGGTAAACCTTCTCCAAAAGGAGCTATAAGGTTTGCTATTAAGCTGTCTGACGAGCAAAAGCTTGCTAAATCAGAAATACTCAAGCATCCATTTAGTTTTGTTATTGGCAAAGCTGGCTCAGGTAAAACTTTGTTGGCCGTACAAACCGCTCTTGATATGTTCTTTAAAAGAGAGTATAATAAAATAATTATAACTCGTCCTACTGTTTCTACTGAAGATAATGGTTTTTTACCTGGTTCTGAAAAAGAAAAAATGGAGCCGTGGTTAGTGCCTATCATGTCTAATATGCGTAAAGTCTACAACAAACCAGATAAGCTTGATAAAATGACTAACGATGAAGACATAGAGCTGGTAAGTTTAGCTCACTTCAGAGGTAGGACTTTTGATAATGCTGTTGTAATTGTAGATGAGTTTCAAAACCTAACAAGGTCTCAGTTTCAAATGGCTTTAAGTAGACTTGGAAAAAACTCTATGATGATTTTTTGTGGAGATAAACAACAAATAGACTTAAAGGACAGAAATTATTCTGCAATACATGAAGTATCAAAAATAACCGCTTCTAAATATGTATATAGAATTGTACTTGAAGACAATCATAGACACGAATCTTTAACAGAAGTTTTAGAGTTGTTGTCTAAAAATTAAACCTCTACATTGTAGTTTAACTTAGCCTGTACTCCATTGTACTTGCTCCAAACAAAAGCGGAAGCTTTCTTTACGTTACCAACGTAACCTTTCATATCATGCCAGTCGTCAGTAGCAGACATTGATGATAGATTTCTTACTGTAAGTCCGTTAAGTTCTTCAACGGCTTGCATCTTATAAGACTTATTAGTGTGTAGATGTCCTCTATGAACCTCCACATACTTTACTTCACTCCACACGTCTCTATATCTTTGAGACACTATACCTGGTAAGTTTATAAGTTTTGCACCATCTCCGTGGTCATTAACAATAAGACATCTACCGTACCTGTACGCCTTCATCATGCTGTCGCTATTATCTACAGAGACATTTTCGTTGTTTTCATAAAACATCTCTAAAGCGTCTCCTATGTGCATCATAGACTCTCTGTCGTGATTACCTGGAATTACAACAATATGAACATTAGCATACTCAACTAACATTTCAACGCACTCAACAATTAGTTTACGTCCAGCTCTATACATTTGCATTCCCGTATTTGTATTAGATTGTGGCGTTCCTTTTGTTGTTGCTGCTAACGGAAAGTCTCCGTCTGAGTTTAAAAAATCATTACCTACAACAAAAAGAATTTCATCTACACAATAACCACTTGCTCTCTTTACTAAGTGTGTTAATGCGTTAATCATTCTTTCTCTAGCTATTTCAAGGCTGTACTCGTCACCTTTTATTCCTATCTTACCTAAGTGTAAGTCAAAGGCATTAATTTCTAAAAGGTGTGGGTCGTCTTCTTTATAGCTGTCTGGCCTTATTATCCATTTAGGCTTAGAATAAAAAAGAGGAGTTAAATCTTCTATTAGCTCCTCTCTTATTTTTTTTATGTTTTGTAATGGGTTTATTTTCTTTAACCAAGCTTTCGTCCTAAACATTGGAACTGTTATAGGTCTTTTAGCTTTATCAAAGCCTGTAACCTCATAAGTACCTATATCGTACTTATTTACTTCCCAAACATCTAAGTCTACATTACAAGCTTCTAAAAGGTCATCTAAAGACTTAACTCGTTTGCTGTCTTCACAAGTGACTATAGCTCCGTCTTTATTTTCTTCAAAGTTTGTAGTTTCTTTACTATGTTGTGGGTTTATTTTTTCTCTTAGCTTCCTTGCTATACTTCTTACAACTTCATAGTTAGTATCAAATAGCTTTGCTGTATGCGCATATTTAGAGTTAAGTAGTTCTGGATTCGCTAAAAGATATTTTTTTATACCTTCGGTATCTTGTTTTGGTTTCATTTTGTAAAAAGTTTTTCGTCTTCATATCTCGGCCCATAGCCGTGTTGAGACTTTAAAACGACATTAATTGGTTTGTAAGTTTGCGATTTTTTTACTTTACCATACTTACTTAATGCTTTTTTTACCAACATAGGATTGTTAATAAACTGATTATCAGACTCTCCTTTAATGAAAACGTCTCTTACGATTATAGTGTAACCTTTGGAATCTTTAAAAGTCCAATCACTTAGCCAAATAGGAATCTTATTGCTCAACTATAACGTATGTAATTTCTACTGCACCACCTTCAGCTTTAACGTTTATGTTTGTTCCAGCGGCATCTACAGGCATAAATAACCATTCACCGTAAGCTAAGTCTGTGACTATGGTTGCGTTATTTAAAAGTCTGGCCTCCGCAGCTCCAGTAGTGTTGTCGTTTTTTAAAAGAATTAAAGCTCTAGTTCCTATTGTAGTAACGTTAATCTGCTCCGTAGCTCCACTAGCTATAGATACTGTACCAGTAACAACTGTGTCTGAGTTAATTGCTGCAAATGTTTCTGTAACAGAAATAGTATTTATCGTGTTGCTTGCACTGTCTGTTATAGTAATATCTGCATCTGCTTTTAAAGTGTAAGTTTTTGCCATGATTAAAATTCTATTAAAAAATATTTACAAGTAGCTTGTCCTGCATCATTGTTAAGCCTTAACTTAATGTCATCTCTAGTTCTTAATTTAACAAAAAGAAACTCTCCTTGTCGTAATGTAGCAAAAGTTACAGAACCATAATGAACTTGAACTTCCGAATCATCTTCATCTTCAATGTTTTCTACGTAAAGAAAAACACCTGCTCCTGGAGTGGCTAAGTTTAAGGTAATAAGTGATACTGTAGGAATGGTTATTTCTCCATATTGAACAGAGTCACTATCAACGGTGTTTGTAAAGTTTTTTTGAAAGTCAAAAAGTATTTTAGAAAGTCCGTTGTCGGTTGCCTTAAATGCTGTTGTTGAGTTGAGAGTTATAGATTTAGCCATATATGCAAATATATTAAATTAATACTTATAGTTTTATATCGTAATCTATATAGGTTATAGTAACATCTTCTCCAGACTTAATAGCGTTTGCTATTTTCGGATAGATTCTTTTATAGGCATTAACACTCTTTCCAATAAAACCATCTTTAAGAATGTTATTGTTTTCTTGACTATCTCCAACGATAAGACAGCCAGCAGTATGTTCATCAGTGTTTCCAGTATGAATAAGAATATACTCAAACCCAGGAACGTCAACGATATGCAACATACCAATGTGCATACCAGAATATTTTTTAGCGTATCTTCCATGAAATCCTCCTTCGGTTCTTAATTCTATTTTATACGTGCCAGCAGGGACTCTAGTTTCACCTTTTATTTTTATGTCTCTAGCTTCGTCTTCTAACGTGTAGCATAAAAAAGACTTCATGTCTAAGTTTGTTTCAAACAATAATCCAGACGTTGAGTCTTCACCGCTACTAAATCTTAATACTTGTAAATTCATTATCTTTTTTTGCCTTTATGCAATCCGTGTTTAGCGTGCTGCTTACCTTTTTTTGTTGCAGCTCTTTTTTTAGCATTAGCTGCTGCTAACTTTTTTTTACCAGCTTTTGTTTTTTTAAGCTGTGCAATAGTTTTTGATGGAGCATAGACTTCACCAGTTTTACTAGACTTTTTACCAGAAGCAGTTCTCCACTTTTGTTTAGTCCATTTCTTTAAACTTTTTTGTCTTTTAGTTAGCGCCATTATTTTTTACTTCTGTATCCACCACCAGCAGCTTTGTATTTTTTAGCAAGCATCTGAGCTTTACGTGCAGACCACTGTCCAGGCTTACCTCCTTTGCTTCCTGCTTTTATAGAATTAAAAAGTCTTTTACGCATTGTAGGTTTAGTATAGTTACCACTAGCGTTAACTGTTGATTTTTTCTTTTTAGCTGGCATATTACTTTTTATCTTTATTAGAACTTCCTCCAAAGAAGAAGTCTATTATTGTATTAACCTTTGCAGACATAGCTCCAAATATAGTAGATATAAAGCTTATCTCAAACTCTCCCATATCAATGCTGCCATTAACAAAGTGCTGAAACATAACAAAGCTTATGCCAAAGTAAGCTACGGTAAACAATGTTGCTAATACTTTCTGTATAATCGCATCATCTTTGTACAAGCTTCTAGCGTCCTTTCTGTCTTCCACCTCTTTGTTAAAAGCTTCCTTCTCTGCGTCTAACAAAACTTTACGTAGCTGTAGTTTAGCTTCGTCTCTTTCTTTGTCAGTAGTAATTACTTTGTCGAGTATACCCTCAGCGTTGTCTACTACCTTACCAAGTATTCCTCCTAATATATTATTTAGCATATTAACACTTTTTTTTCTTTTTAACTACTTTCTTTTTTTTCTTTGAAGCAGTTGTTTTTTTCTTTTTCTTTACACTGTTTTTGTATAAAGGATTGTTATTTGTTGGGTTCATAATTATTTATTTAACTACCGCAGTTTTCGCAGTCAGGATTATCTATATTACAAGCCTTAGGCTGCTCCATCTTTTCTAAGCTTTCAGTCCAAGCATCAAAAAAAGCTTCGTCTTCTTTTTTCTTTAATTCTTTTTGGACAGCTTCAGACATAATGCAAACGCAGGCAACCAAGTTTCTATCGCAATCACAACTAGTTTGTTGTTTGTAGTCACTCATATTTCTAGTATAATCGTAATAATATTTACTTTTTCTTTTTAACAACCTTCTTTTTTTTAGCTGTAGTTTTTTTCTTTTTAGGCATTGCAGCTTTCATTTTACTTTTGCCATAACTTTTACTTCCGTACATACACTTACATTTTTTCATTAATAATTAACATTTCCACCGCCTACGAGCGGCTCTTATTCTTGATTTAGGATTATTCCTAGTCTTAGCACTACTCTTTTTTAGTTGTCCTAAACTTCTTGCGCAATAAGACTTTCTTCTTTTTGCAGACTTACTCCCAGCTTTAACTTTTCCCGTTACGGCAGTTTTTAATTTACTACCAGGGTTTGCTTTTCTATACGCTTTAACTCCTTTACGAGTCATACCAGCTCCAGACTTTGTAGACCTATAATTAGCTCCTTTGCCTTTAGTGGTTTTTCTAATTGCTTTAGACTTTTTTCTTTTTTCAGCCATTATAATTTAACTATTGTTTTGTTGAAAATTAATTCATCAAATGTTATTAATAAGTGATACATACCTTTTGGCAAGTTTAAAACATTAATGTTTTTGTGTCTGTTTACCAAAATTCCTTTTGTATCATATACCTCAACGTCTACAAAGTTATTAAAATTAATAGTATTTTTAGTTGGATTTGGGTAAGGGTTTATTCCAAGTCTGTCAAAAGTCTCAACGCTTACTGGCCCTGTCCATCCGTCTACGCAATATTCGTAAAGCCCATCACAACCATCGTCCCATGTTGAGTTGCAACAATACGGGTCTACTTGGATAACCCAGCTAAAACACGCATTAGGAATGTAGTATACATCACCAACGCTACAACCAGCAGAGTAATAGCAACTACTGTCTGATATGTTAGCTTCGACATTATAATTAATAGCAGTCGCATCTGTGCAGCCAGACAAAGGATAAACACAAGACCCATTATCAGAGTTTGCGTTATCGTCATAATTAATTGCTGTGCTGTCTGTACATCCATAATAATATTCTATACAGCTTTCGTTGTCTGTATTACAAGTATCGCAATAGTTAAATGCCGCAGGGTCTATGCAGCCATACAACAAAGGTATACAGCTTTCGTCATCTACGTTAGCATTTGGGTTATAATTAAACGCCAATTCATTCATACATCCTAAAACTACATCAACACATGAACCTTCTAGTTGTGTGTTTGCTTCAGGGTTATAATTCAAGGCTGCTTCATCCATACAGCCTAGAACAACAAGAGTTTCACAGCTTCCGTTATCAAAGTCAGCTTCTTCGCTATATTCTAAGTATATTGGATTAGTACACCCAGCAACGTAGTAGCAACTTTCGTCATCTGTATTAACACTCTCGTTATAATTTAAAGCTGTATCATCTGTACAGCCAAATGTTTTTTCTACACAACTATTGCCACAATAAGGCATACCTGTATTTATTGCAAAAGGAATTAAAGGATTTGCAAAACCTCCTGGTTCGCTTATTGTTAAGTGTTCTTCTGAATATAAGCTATAACCACATTGTACTGATGTAAATTGTGATTGTTGTGTAGTGTTAAATTTTATCTCTACAGGCTCTGATATACTTAATTCAAAAGTAAAAGTAGTGTCAAAGCCTTCTTCTAAAGTAAATATACCTAAAAAGTTGTCACCTTGAAATACCTGTAGAAAAGCTCCAGCCCAGCCATTACCAGCTAAGTCTGTAAGCTCTAAGGTGTGTAAACAGCTGTCTACCAATATATTTGTGTTAGCTAGACTATCGTAATTAAAAGCGTCTTCTTCTGTGCAGCCGAAAACTTTATCAGTAAAACACATCCCTGTGTCTACTGTTGCTGTTGGTAAAAACTCTACAAAGTTGTTATTCATACAACCATATATAGGTGGCGGAGGAGGGCAGTCTTCTACTGTAAATTCATGGTATGTATACGTGCCAAAGTTAGCTGAATCCATTTCAACTATAGTATCATTACATCTTATTAAGTAGTATGAACCATCTTGTCCTCCCCATAAACTTCCTTGTATTCCATCTCCATAGGTGTCGTATATGTCAAAGTAGTAGTCACCATTAGGAACACAAAGCTGTGTTACTTGAGGTGAATAATCTATTATATCAGTATAAGGCCCTCCTGTGACTATAGTGTCTCCGTAAGCATTGGTGATAACCCAAGATGTTTCTTGTGGGTATTGGTCGGGATTAATAACTACATTTAAGTAAGTTCCGTTAGGACATTGTGAAAAAGCAGTTGAAAGTGTAAACACTACAACCATAATAAACGCATATAAAAATTTAGTAAATCTGTTCATTAGAATTTGCTTATTATTAATTCATCAATATATTCTTGTACTTCTTTTCTTGTAGCAGCCATTTTAAAGCTTATGTCTGCTTGAAATCTTTTTACTTCTTCACCATCATCAAACACTACTATTGTTGGTACAATAGCTATTTCGTATTTAGCTTGATTATCGTTTTGCTCTATCAAAAGTGTTTGTCTATCACATTCTTTTAATTTTGAAAACCAAATAACATCATTAGCTGAATTAAAATCAGCATTAAAGTGTATCACTTTTACCTGAGAGAAAGCAGTATGTGAGGCTACCAATAAAAATAATACTAACAAGTACATTCCAAACATCTTCCATTCTGCTATCTTTTTCATTATCTTAGTGCATCAATTTTGTCTTCCATTCTAATCATACGCTCTTCTAACTTTTCCACATTTTTCTCTGTATTTTTAATAGACTGACGTATATTAACATCTTTCATATTAAACTCCATCTTAGAAATTTCTGGTTTAGGAAGTTCTTTAGCTTCTGCTATGTCTGCTTGTAATGTAAACCACATACCTATTAAGGTTGCCATTGCAAAGCCTATACCTATTAATGTTTTTACACTTATGTTGAACCCTGTTTCTTCGTTAAGTTCTTTTGCCATTTTAAAATATTCTATAATTAATACCAAATTTAAAGTCGTACCATTCTCTGTTCCAATACTTGTTGTACTTACCTTCTATAAAGCAACCAACATTTCTGTTTAGGTTGTATCCAAAGATTAATCCTCCTGAGTAGTCATACCATTGTTCTCCGTCATTAAAGTTGTGATATGAATATTCACCTCCACCATTATAATGATAAGGCATTAAGTTACCCCAAGAGTGTAACCAGAAGTTTTTCTTATAATGATAAAAGTCAAATCCTACTACCAAAGAGTATTGCCATTGATTGTCTAACTCATTCTTTTTCTTTTCTACGTAATCATTCAGCATTTCAGGTATAACAACCTCATTCCATATAGTTGCGTTCTGCGCTACTAAATTACCATTTGGGTCTCTATATTCAGATTCGTATACATCTACGCTGTAACCTTCTTCAATCGCTAAACAAGTATAGTGTAGCTGTCCTGAAGCTATTAACCATTCTTCTAATGGGTCATATCCATAAGGCTCTGCAAGTCTTTGCACTCCTCCTATATTAAAAGATAATTTCTTTTTGCCATTAATTCTAAATCTTTGTGTAGCCTCGTAATATTCAATGTCTGCAAAACCCTCTTTAATGTATGACACTTTAGTCATCCACAAAGGCTTTACGTATCTAAGAAAATGATGTTGGTCTAAATATTCTATTCCCTCTTGTCTTCTATAATCTACTTCAAATAAATATTCAAAAGGAGATAAGCCAATAGTAGCAGCGTCTCCGTATGCAGACTCAGTACCGTCTTTAAACTTGCTAACGGATTCGTAGCCAAATCTTTTAATTTTACGAATACCCATAGTTAAAGAGTAGTCAAAAGGTATTGTTATTGTGTCTGTAGAAAGAAAGCTGTTATTTACTGAGTAAATGTTTTCGTCAGCTAAAGAAGTTCCGCCGTTGGCTGCAATATAAAATGTAGAAAACTTAAATGGTTTTTTAAATTGAGCGTCTGATGTATATGTGAAAAACGCTAAAATTAAAAATAAATAAATTTTTGTTTTCATTATTTCACCGTATATGTTATGTCAAGTTTATCTGCTGCTCCTGCTGAAACTGTAATTCTATTAGTGTCAAAAATAATTGGGTTGTCTAAAACTAAAGTTACGCTAGGAGGTATAACAATACCTTCGTAAACGTAAACTTCATCTACTTTTAAATTAAATGCTTGGTCTGCTGTAGACGTGTTTGATACGTAAACAGAAAGCAACTCTTCACCATCTCTTAAAGTAGTGTCTGTAGTTTGAAGATTTTTTATAACGTATGTCTTATACATATTGCAAAGATAATAAAGTTATTATGTAGTTTGGTCTATTTTAAATATAACAGTTACAAACCAGTTTTTATTTCCTCTTGGATTTCCAGGCAAGTCCATAGACATTAAAAGCCTGTCTCCCTTGCTAAATGAAGACTTAGAAGAAAATGTTACTTCCATGAAGTTTTCTCCTGCTGTAGTTGTTACTGTTTCTGTTTCTAAATCATCTACTCTTGAACTTCTATTTGTAGCTCTTTTAGACTTTACAGTAAGGGTAACTCCAGCACCTCTTTCTAACAGACTTTGATTACTTCTAAATACAGCCTTGTAAAACTGGCCGTCAAATGGAGCTATAAATTGATTTCTTCTGTTTGAGCTTGAGGTGCTTTCTGTTTCTCCGTCAGAAAAAGGAACATAAGACTCTGTGTTAATGTCTCCATAAAAGTTACAAATAACTGGTATAAATATATGTTGAGCGTCTCTTTTAGCTGTGTTAGCTGTTATGGCGTTAGACTGACTAGTTGTTATGCTTGTTATTTCAGAAGAAACAAATCTTCTTAATTCCTCTATGTCTTCTGCAACTTGTTGTACTGCGTATAGGGCTGGAGCTAAGTTTTCAAACATACCCTGGTCTAGTATATGCTCACCATTATCAAACTTACTTTTTATTTCAGTTTCTTTAGACGTGTCTATACTTTTAGAGTCTCTATCCCCTCCAGTTCTTTTATTAAATATATCTTGTGATTTCCTGTCTGCTAGTGCCATATTATATTGTGTATTCCCAAACAATAACTGCTTGGATGTTAGCTGTTCCTGATGCTGATTTAATTAAAGAAACATTTACTACATCTCCTGCTGCAAATGTTGCAGAGCTAAATGCCGTAGACACTGATGTCTGTGCCGTGTTTAAATTTACATTTGTAACTTCTTCTGCTGCTGTTCCAAAGTTTAATGTTGTGTCTGTTATTTTATGGAACTGTAGTTTGCAAGCTGTTCCAATAGCTGCACTAGGTCTTATAATTACTTTTACAATCTTCCCAGCATAAGGAGCTATTGTTCTTGTATAGTATTGGCTTGTGCTGCTAGCTTCGTTTAAGTTATTATATGGAAAAAAGAAGTCAGCTGTAGTACTTGCACTGTTCATAAAAAAGTGATGATGACTCATACTTATTTGCTTAACCTGATTAGACGGCAAAACTCCCGTGACGTCTGCTGTTAAGTCTATTTGATTTCTAGTTATCTCCTGTCCTGATATTGTAATATAATCAGGCGTACCAGCCAACGTTACATTTGTTGAGTTGTCAGTACCAGACACGTCTACATTTAATACAGTTCTTGCAGCAGCAGAATCAGCAGCAGTCACAAGTCCAATCATAGGTGCGTCAGTCTGAACAGACTTATGGTTAGAGTCTCCAAGAAATATAGCATTTTCATCTAGGTTAGGAACATCATTACTACGACCTGTAGCAACTACCTCAATCATACCACTGTTTTGTTGAGACCTTGTAACTACACCAACATTCTGTATTAAATTTAATTCAGTTGCTGGCTTGATATTTGTAAGCCCACCACCAGAAGCTACATAAAGAGTGTCTCCTACAGAATAGGCTTGAGTATCTACATCTTCTAAATTACCTATAGATATTACAAAACCATTATCGTTATTAGAATAATCAGCATCTGCCAAACCAAATGATGGCATTTTATTAGCATCATTACAATCAGCTTTTTGTACCTCAGCTCTGTCTTGACCGCTGTTATATCCTGATATATATACTGGGTCACCTTTAACAACAGCTTCTTTAAATCTAACTGGAAGTCTTACTTTGCTAGCTTCTCCATTACCACTACCACCACTCATACTATTGGTAGTAACTTTACCATCTGAGTCAACAACAAGTGCAGTAGTTTCTGAACTACCTTGTAAGTTTTCAAAGTATACATCGTTTCTAAATCTTGAAACAAAGTCCCATATATGTTGTCCTATCCACTTCATTTATAATTTATTTAAAGCAAAGTTAATTACATTTTCTCTTTCTTCATCAGAAATAACTTCATTAAATAAATAGACTTCATTAATAAATCCATCATATTTAACGCTGCTTAATTGACCAGAACCTATTTGACTTATTCTTAAATCATATTGTGGGTCTGAAGTTAAGTCTCCAACCTCTGTTGTGTCAAAGTAAAACAAAACATTACCGCTTGTGTCTCTGGTTATAGTCAAAATAAAGTCTCCCGTTGGGTATGGAATGCTTAAATTGTTTTCATCATAATTGTTTCCCTCAAGCCTTAAGTTTATTCTTTTATTTCCAGCACCTCTATATAATTTTACCAAATCATTTAAACCCCTACCGATAAGGCCTTCGTTTGTAAGGTTTACTGCTTCGTTAAGATTAATAGACATAATTAAAGTAAAGTCAGTTACATCTATTTGTGTAGCATAATTTAGCTGTCCATTAATAGATTGATTGTTAAAGTTAAGTTTTCCACTTTCTTCTACTGGAGAAAAACTTTTGTTTGATTGTGACAAATTATAATTACTTGATAAACTTGAATGATTAGGCCAAGCATTTACTACGCTTCCAGAGCTGTAAGTCCAAGTCTGATACTCATTATATATAACCAAAGAATCTATATCTAATACGTTAAATGACTTAGATATTCTATATGGCTTAGCTAAACTAAGTCCTAATCCTAACATGGTATTCTTTCATATAATATTGCAACCTCTCCACTATTAAGTCTAATAGAAGCTACATCAATATATATTATTGTTCCAGCAAGATATTTAATAGTTCCGTATTCTACCCCTGGCTCAAAATGAGTCGTTAGGTAGCCTGGAGTACAATCAGTAATAAACTGTACAGCGACATACGTCCCTATATTTACACTGGAAAGTTCTGCTCCAGATAAAAACTTTGTGCCTTTTCTAGCAAATGATTGATTATGGTGGTCATTAATATTAGCCATGTTTTTTTTGTAAATTTAATAAAATTAATCTACCATAGATTTAATGTTCCAGTATGCAGAGGGAGCTAATCTATACTTATATTTATCAGTGTCGTAAAGAAGTTGCGTGTCTCTGCTCAACTTGTCTTTCCAATCTTCATCATCATCCCATCCAGACATTAACGCAATAGCAAGACTTAAAAAGACTCCGTTTCTAAACTTTCTCACACCTTCTCTAACGTGCTTAGGTTGGTTTTTTAACTCTTCGTAAGTTATTTTGCCAGTCATGTAATCAGTAACTACATCCTTGACAGCCCTTACAGAACCTACTTGATATTGTCCAAGTCTATTAACTCTTTCTTTACCAAATCTTTCAGCAACTAAAGTAGGTAAGTATTTTTTAAATTGGAATAAAAGTCTACTTGTTGCGTGCATACCAGTAAGTCTTTGGTTTGTAGTATTGTATCCCTTACCTTGCTCTTTCTTAACTTTTTCCATTATATCAATAACTCTTTTTTCAGATATTGGGCTATTAACAATTAATCCATTTTCA